TCATGTCCCGGTCTGTGTCCCGGTTTTCTGACCCGACAGAAAGCTGTTCAGCCGCCTGACTTCGGACCCCGCGTCGGCCGCCTCGATCCACTTGGAGTAGACACGGTAGAACATCTCCACCGAGTGCCCGAGCTGACGCGCCACCCAGGCCGGCGTGCTGCCGGCGTGCAGACAAACCGTCGCGAAGGTGTGTCGCGTCTGACGCGCGTCGCGGTGGCGTAGGCCGGAAAGCTTCATCGCTGGCTTCCACCAGCCATCCAGCGGCCCCTTCGTCGTCGTGTAGAACAGGTTGTCCATGCCAAGAAACACATGGTCGCCGGCAAGATGGCTCACGGCGCGCTGCTCTTCGAGGACGGCCAGGGCTCGCCCTGTCAGCTCGACTTCGCGCGACACTCCCGTCTTGGTGCCCTTCTCCGCACTGCGCGTGAATGCAGTGTCGATCGTCACCGTCCCCCGCTTGAAGTCCACCTTCGACCAACGCAATGCGATCTGCTCGCTTGGCCGAAGGCCGCTGAAGAAGGCGAACTCGTAGTACAGCCGGCCGCGGTCGTTGCGCATCTTGGACAGCATCAGCTCGACCTCTTCCAGGGTGAACGGGTCCGGAAGCGGCTTCTTGGCACGGCGCATCTCAACGTGCTGGTGCAGCGGCTCGCGCAGCAGCTTCGCCTTGCTCGCGTACTCCAGCACCATGCTGAGCACGCTGGCGATGTTGTTCCAGGTCTTCGGGTGTTGCGGCAGCGCGGCCAGTTTGGCCATCAGCGCACGGTAGTCCAGCGCGTTCATGCGCAGGCCCTGCCAGTCGGTGAAGTGCTTGGACGAAAGCGTCTGGGCGTAGCTGTGCGCGGTGCTGTGCTCGATCTCGCCGCGCTTCACCTTCTTCCACTCGGCCGCCACCTCAGCCCAGGTCATGCTCGGCGCATCCTTCGCCACCCGCGGAGAGTTCGGGAAGTAGTCCCCCAGCGCGAAGGTGCCACGCTCGATCTTGCCCAGGATCTCCAGGCGAAGTCGTTCGGCATACTTGATGTTGACCGGTGTCGGCTCGATCTCCAGGCGCTCACGGCCGAAGCCCTGCGCGCGCAGATCGATCTGCAGGTGCCGGTCGCGAACGATCACGCCGCTCATGCGTCGATCACCTGGCAGGCCTCGTCCTTCGGTTTACGGCCTCGCCGCGAGGGAATGCTGGGCTGATGGTCGATCCAGTCGTACAGCGCCTGCAGGTCAAACAGCTTGCGGCCCTGCACCCACTTCCAGACCTTGCCCTCAATCCAAAGGCCACCCCGGGAGTGCTCTTGGAAGAACTCCTCGGTGAAGCCTGTCAGTTCCGACGCCAGCCCGACAGTGACCCAACGAACGGCGGCAGTCACGCAAACACCTCCGCGTGCCGGAGAACTGGCCGATCGCGCGCTTCGTCATGCGTTGGAGAGGTCCTGGCAGCGGCCTCGACCAACCGCGTCGGGTCGGCGTCGTTGACGTGGCCACGGATGAGGTAGAACATCCGTCGATTACGCGCGGGGCTCCCCAGGCGCGCCAGTCCCTTCGGATGCCCTATGACTCTTAGCGTGACCAATGCAAAACTTGAGGGATGGCAGGCGTTTAGGCGAGGCGTTTGCTTCCACTTCAATCCACATGCCGTTTCCGACTGGCAGGATGCTCCGGCGAAGCGAACCGAGCTTGCCTGGGCGCAGGGGTGGCTCCTCCACCAAAACACCGCGCTGAAAGCACGCAACTCCAATATGTGAGTTGATGCGCTCGAGGCGGCGGCACCAGCTCGTTGAAAAAGCACAGATGCCTCTCGCCGACTCTGTTTAGCGTTCGCTCCGGCTGGCCCTGGCACATGTCTTTTGATGTACCGGGCGTTTGATTCTTCGGTCAGAATTTTTGGCTGAACTAATGAGCCGCCGCAGAAAACGCAGTGAACGCCGACCAGCACGCCCAGTACAGGATCAATCCGCGCCGGGTTGAGTTTTTTGTCGGAGGTAGAGATCGTCCCTGTCTGATCAGCGTTCCGGCCTTGGAAATGCTGGCGGGACGAAGCCTCACCGGTGGGGAGGCCCCTGTCATGGCCTATCGCTTGCACTGGGAGGTGATACATCGGCTTGCGCGTTCGCAGCGAGAGTTTCCTGACGGGGCAGTTTTTCTGCTGTCGCGCGATGTTGAGCCACGCTAGGGCATAGGGCTCGTAGCTCCCCGCGGCCCGAACCGTGGCCGTAGCGCTGCGTTCTTCATCCATTGGGGCCTCCGTTCTCGACCACCTTTCCCGGCCGGAAGAACTCGCCGGTCTTGCGCTTGGTCACTTTCAGGTACTCGACTTCGACCTTGGCGCTGTTGATCAGCACCGTGGCCACCTCGGCCACAGCCTTGGCGCGGTCGATGGGCATCGGGTTCTCGCGGTCACGCAGGTCTGCCAGAGTCGCCATCAGGTGTCGTCGGATGGCTCCGATGGGGCTTGCTGCTCCGTCCGCGTCCGCCTGTTGATGGCTTGCGTGATCTGCCCCTTGAGCTGATACAGCGCTGCGATCTCCGGGGGCATGGCGTGCACGCTCGCCCGCTTGAAGTGCTCGCTCTTCGTGAACAGCGCCAGGTTGTCTTGCGTCCTCGGGCCGTTCCCGTCCTTGAGCATCAGGCTGTACCCCGGGGGAATCGGGCCGTTCTTGGCCTCCCACTCGATCACGTCCACCCGCTTCCAGTCCTTCTTGTCGCGGCCGGTGTCCGTCACCTTCCTGATCAGGATCCCGCGGTCCATCCGCTCCGAGCCGATCGGCTTCCAGTTGCAAGCCGGTTTGTGGTGCTTCCGAAGACCCTGTTCCCAGGCCCGAATGCGGATCGACATTTCCGTGCGGTTCAACAGCTCCGCGATCTGCTTCACCGTGGCCGTCGTGTACATGGCTCGCAGCCGTGCGTCTTCCTCCGCGGTCCATAGGCGCTTCGTCATCGGGATCCTCGTTGTCGTCATCGGGCAGGGCGCGACCTGGCAAGTCGGCCGGGCCCTTGCGGAACATCTTGTCCTCGCCGTTGAAGGTGATCAGGTCGTGGTCCATGGCCATGACCAGCTGGGCGTGCACGTTGCGACTGTCGCCAGGCATGACGAACCGGTCAACGATGTCGGCAAGCGTCAGGGTCGATTCCGGATGCAGGGCGAACCAGCAGCAGACCTTGGCGGCCAGGCTCTCGGGGTTGGGGCGGTAGGTCATGCTGCGACTCCTTCAAGCGACGATTGCAGGCCAGCGAACACCATGGCACCGATCTCGATGGCAGGCAGGTTGCGCGTGGCCGCACGCTCTGCGTCGATGGCCTCGAGACGCTGGGCACTGAGCAGCACCCAGACCTCGAAGAACGTGCCGCCCTTGCCCTTAATCTGCACGATCCTGGTGTGGCCGGGCGCGGTCTGGCTGATGGCCCCGCGCTTGACCCGCGTCCCATTGCGCAGGTAGCTGCACATGCCGCGCGGATTGCCGTGCTGGCCGGGCAGCATGTCCTGAGTGATCAGGCCCGCCGCCTGGAGATCGTCTGCGTCACCGCAATAGACGGCGCGGCTCTGCTGGACGCGGCGGAACACGCCGGGCGCAACTTCGATGCGGTCATGCATGGCCGTTCTCCTGCGCGGAGCCAAGTACCGCTCTGACGTCCGTCGAAAAGCGATGCGTACGCCCTGGTAGTTCTGTCAGGGTAGAGTCGCGTCGATCAAAGAGGACGTGGGACGAACAACGTACACCAGGGGGATTGCCGATGGACAGCCAATCTTGGCGCAGCCGGTTTCTTGAGCTGCAGACTCGTTTCGATGAAGCCGTGCAGGAGGCCGCGGTCGCGACGCAGCGCGTCGAGGAGAAGATGGCCACGGACGATTGGCCCGGCGCCGACGACTGGACCGTTTGGCGGTTTGCCCGGTCGCAGGTGGAGCTCGCCAACGCCGCCTGGTCCGAGCATGCGCGCAAAGCACCCACGCCGCGGATAACGAGCTGAACACTGCTACTTGCGGCGCCTTGAGTTTCGAGGCCGTGGCGCGGCGCCACGGTGGATCGCAGTCCGTCGGTGCTATGCATGTGCGGCGTCCTTCTCGGCTTGCTCCAGCGCGTGCCACTGCCCATCGAACTCGGTCTTCGCCAGCTGCAGCAGAGACTGAGCAGCGTGGACGAGCGTGTCGGCTGGCGCGACGGCGCCCAGAAGACCCATGAGGTCGATCAGAGACGCGATGGCTGCGCTGGCTTCGCTGTAAGAGCGCGGCTGCCGATCCTCCAACGCTTGGTCAACGCATTGGCCGCAGAAGATCGCCAGATTGCGCAGTCCCCAGAGCGAGTCCGACGTGCCATCGCTTTCGGCTGCCGACTGGAGCACAGCCAAGGCCTGGCCCATGAGGAAGTGCGGGTTCTCGTCCACCTCTGCACGCGCAAGCGGTGCAATATGGACGGGCTCCTCCGCCCTGATGCGCGGCTCGGCGCTGCGGGGCGAGAACATCGACGCCATGGCGCCGTCGTACGTCGCCAGCCGGCGCAGACTATCGATTCCCTCGGCACCGCTTTCGTAGGCGTCGATCAGTTCGACCAAGCAGTCCCGAACGTGGCGGGCCAAACTGCCATCGTGCAGCGCGCCGCTCAGGCTCCTGCCGGCATCGCGTTCGATGGCCACGATCTCCAGGTCCAGCGTCTCCTTGGCTTCCTGCAGCATCGCGGACAAGTCCCCGTCGGGTGTCCCGTGCATGGCCTCGAACGTGAGGGGATCCGACACGCGACCCAGGATGCACACTGCACGGTCGAGCTGCTCCCGCAAAGGCCAGTTGTGGAACGCGCTCTCAGAAATGGAGATGGTCGCGCCCAGGTGGCCCGCAAGGTAACGGGCCAGATCGGCCGCCTCGGCCGCGGTGGAGGTCTTGACCCTCGCACGCTTCTTCGTGATGACGGCGCTCATTTCCAATCTCCCCGCATCTCGTCCAACAGGCGCTGCGTCTGCTTGAGGCAGTGCGTCACTGCGCCGAGTGCATTCCAGTTGCGGTCGCTTTGCTTGGTATGCATGAAGGACACCAGCGCCATGACCTCGTCCAGCTGTACTGCGGCGCTGGTGCCGCTTTTCTCGGTGCGGTCCCGCACTGCGTCGTGGACCTCCTCCGTCAGCTGCGTTGTCATCCGCTCCAGGCCATACATCAGGTGGTCGGCGGTTGCGGTCGAAAGCGCCTCCACGATGCTCAGCGCCATGTTGGCCATGTGCTCGGGATCCTGCTCCTCCGCCAGTTCCACCCGGACGGGCTTTGCTGCCATGACGGCCGACGGGTGGTCCTGGCACGGTTGCCCCAGGTCGTCGGTGATCTTGTCCAGCAGCTTGGCCGCCTGTTGGGCCAAGAGGGTGCTAGCCGGCCCCTCGTTGTACGCCACGGCGCACATGAGTAGGGATTGGCTGTCATATAGGCGGTCCGTCCACGTGTTGCGGTCTTCCTGGTCGTGGTCCATCCAGCCCATCACATCGAGCCCGATCTCTTCTGCCATGCGCAGCGTGCGTTCCAAATAGTGGCCAGGCTGAGCGGTGGACCGTGCCGACGCGATCAAGGCCAGCGCCTGGGACAGCTCGGTCATTGCTACGCCCGTGGCCTGGGCCAGCGTCATCGGCTCGGCGGCCACGACGGTTGCCGGAGCCTTGGCCGGCTTTTTGATGGTGGCTGCGGTCATGCCGATTCCCCCGAAGTCAAGTCGTTGAAGGCCTGCTTGGCCAGGGTTTCGACCGTCCAGTACGCCATGCCGATCAACTGGTCGCCGAGGCGGAAGCCGCGCGCGCCGCTGCAGAGCTGTTCCACCGACAGGGCCGCCATGTGTTGCGCAACTGCGGCAGCTTGGGTGATGGCGCCGTGCATGATCTTCAGCTGGGCCGCGATCTTCACAGCGGCCTGCAGCTCGGAGTCCACCAGTGCGCACATGCCCTTAGCGCCGGGTGCGTCGTCAGCTTTCTCGAAGGCGCCTTCGCCGCCGTAGTTCATGAACAGCAAGCAGGCGACAGTTTCCGCGCGCTGGAGGTGATCCAACAGCACCTCTTCTTGTGTCGTCACATAGGCATTCGGCGCCGCCGGAGCTTCGATTTCAGCAGACGGCGACACGGGACGCTCCAGGGTGATGGTGGAGGTGGTCATGGCAGCTCTCCTTCGGCGGGGAACGTGCCGTGCACCTCAATGTAGGCGTCGCGCAGCAGCATCTCGCCGACGCCCAAGTGGTCGGCGACCACCCGGTTCAGCTGCTTGATGCGCACGGCATACAGGCGCAGGGCGCTGGCACACTCCGCTTCGTCGCAGCTGCCAAAACGAAGGCGCGCTGCGTGGTGCAGCATCAAGCTGCAGGCTTCATCGATGTCGTCGGTGCAGACCAGCGCCAACCGCGACGCCTTTTCCCTGGCGTCGTCTTGCGGCGTGTCCCAGGTGATGACGGTCTCGTGCGTGGCCACCGGCGTCGAGTGCTTGATAACGTCGGCGATCATGCTTGACCTCCCAGAAGCCACAGGCTAATGCTGGACGAGGCCGAATCGCTGGTGGCCGCGACGCAGGTAGCACCGATCAGGGTGGCTAAGCCGCGCACTGCGCTTGTTGCGGCGTCGCGCTGGTAGTCTTCGGCTTTGCGGGACGAAGTGATGTCGATCAGGTTCTGGATGTCGCAGGCGTGGCCTGCGATCTTGAGCAGAGCATTGCGCGCTACGTGGTCGATGTCCAGATCAGCAACCACTTGGCGGCTGCTGGTCATTTCCTCAGTTGTGGCGCGCGTAGGCGTAACGGTGCTATCGTCCGGCATGTGAACGTCCTCTCTTGAATCGGGTGGGTGCTTCATCGAGGCCGTGTTCGTTGGCGCGAACATGGCCTCACCTACGTTGGCCCGTCGTCTTCGCGGCGGGCCGTTGATGTGCTCAGCGGCATTCATGCTGCTTCCTTGCTCTCGCCGAGCATCGGCAGCACGTTGATCGACCACTTCACCTGCATGACCGGAACGCCGCTGCCGTGCTTCTTGCTGGTGTCGAACAGGCGGCAGAACTCGCGGCCGACCTGGGTCGGTTCCCACTTGTCGTTGATCTTGGCCTGCAGGCCGGCCTCGGCCAGCAGCAGGTTCATGCCGCGGGCGCTGGTGTTGTGGAAGCGCTGGCCCAACTCGGTCGGCGTGAACCACAGCGTGTCCTGCTTCTCGGCCTCCAGGTGCGTCGTGCCCAGCTGCTTCATCAGGTTGATGTTGGTCAGCCCAAAGATCGCCTGGTTTGCCGCGATGGCGGCCGCGTTCTTGTCGCAGCCCAACATGCGAGCAACGCGGGCCAGGGCGGGGAAGGCCTTCGCAGCTTCGGCCGTGGCCTTGAGCGGGCCGACGGCGTTCTTCGCGGTGTAGCTGCCGGTCTTGCGGATCGAGGGCAGCACCTCCTTCGTCACCCACTTCTTGAACGGGCCTGCTTCGGTCTTTTGGCTGGCAAGGATTGCGGAGTACAGGCCAGACTCGTTGATGACGGTGACGCCTCGCGGGCCAAAACCTACGATCTGTCGGTTTTGCTTTTCGTCTTCATCCAGGCGACGGGTCATCGCTTCTGCGTCGCTGTAGCCGAGGATGGAGGCAACCTCCTTGGCCACGAAGAGCGGCTCGCCGCTTTCATCAGAGATGACGGTCACGCGATGGCCGTCGAAGTTGAAAGGAACGATGTTGCTCATGCCGCCACTCCTTGTGTGTCTCCTGGGGTGCACCGGTGCACTTCGTCCCGGCTCATGCTTTGGATGACTCGGAACTCGATCTCGCGCATGAGCGAGCGACGATTGAGTGCGGCGCTTGCCTTCAGGCGGTCTCGAATCGAGGCGGGTAGCCGGATCTTCACTTGGGCATCAGATTTCTCAGCATCCATTTTTTACCTTAATAAACCACCGTGGTCCATTGATCTGATGATAGACCACCGTGGTCCATTGCGCAAGCACCACGGTGGTTTAAATTAGGGGGTATGTCCCGTGAAGATCCGCAACTCAAAATCCGACTGCCTGCAGAACTGAAGGACCGGATAGAGGCTGCCTCGGACGAGGCGGGCCGCAGCATGAACGCGGAGATCGTGGCTCGACTGACTTCCTCCTTCGAGCCGGCGGGGCAGTCGGGTGACGTTGTCAAGCATCTCGCGTACAGGCTTGCCGAGGCGGAACACCGGGCGGCGCAGTTCGCCTTGAGCAGCCATGCCCATCAGTTGGACTTGGCCCTTGTCTCCCAGCATCTGCAGGAGGCATTGGATGCCAACGAACTTCTTGGCCAGGAACTGATGACGCGGGGAGAGCGCGAGGAGTTCGACGAAATTGCTTCTCAGGCTATTGCGGCTATCACTGCCATCAGCCCAGATGTCTACATGGGCTTGGTCGTGAAGACAGAAGAAGCAGAGAAGAATTTGGCTGCTGCTAAGAGGATGCTTGAGCCAAAACAGCCAGCAGCCTTGGACAAGGTCGCCAGGGTTCGTCTTCACTCCGAAGCTAAGCGAACTCTCCTGCACGAATACTTGCGGGATGATGATCGTGCAAAGGTAGCGACGCCTAAAACTGTGCGCAAACGAATAAGTCAGAAATGACTTACCTGCTGGCAAATCGGCCCCATGTCGGCCCGCAGGCCGCGCCAGTGCTTGTTCCGCGATGCTGCCCGGCTGCGAGTTTTCATGTTCACCTGATGGAGAGAGCTTTCGGCCCTCTGGCTGACAGACCGCAGGCGATCCCCAGGCCAAGATCGCTCCACCGCTTGCTCGTGGTGGAAGTGCAACGCTTTGTCTGTGAAATTGACCGTCCCGAGGTTCGAAGAGCTTGATGGCTTCGGGGAGATCGTGGCCATCCTGCTCGAACCGGGCCTTCTCAGTGTGCAGTTGATCGGTGAAGAGCGATTCCTCCACGCTGCTGGCACGGCGATGATGCATGGCCCCATCGACGCGCAGCTGCAGACGGTCCCCATTCGAATGCGGCACTTCTCTGTCGTGAATCAGGGCGACAGGCGTCGCATCATGATGACGGTTCATTTTGAACACGTTGGGGTTGCAGGCCCACCAGCTGCTTGATCGATTGGTCGGCCGTTTCGATGCCGCGAGCTCAAACTTCATCATCGCCTCCCGCTGTCCGCACGACGCGCACCGGCTTGGCCTGCAGCGCAGCGCCGGCGCGGATCTCGTCGTCAACGGTGAAGATGGCTTCCTTGAGCGACACGCCAGCTGCCTCGAGTTCGGCGTACCGACGGCGTTCGTAGGCTTCCCGCACCTCTTCCAGATGGCGGATGCGAACGGCGTCGTCCAGGCGGACGAACTGGGCGTGCAGGAACAGGCTCATTGGGCCCACCAAGCCACGAGTGCACATGCCAGGCCGATGCCCAAGAGGGTGGCGGTTGCGACGTCAGCGAGCGTGTTCATGCCCTCAGCCCCCGGACACCGATGTGCAGCAGGCCCCCGCGGATCACGACCCGCTCGACGCATTCGTTGACGTCCATGCGCGCCAACGTGCAGAGGTGCACCGCGGCGCCGAAGTTGCGGCCGCGGCTCCTGCGAGCCACGGCTGATGCGAAGTCGTAGGCATCCTGGGCCTCGGCCACGTTCGGCAGGTACAGGCACCGCAGGCTGACCGGGCCGCGGTCGATGGTCAGCGTGGCACAGCTTTCAGCTGCGGCCGCGATCTCTGCGTATTCGGTGGGGTTGGAAACCATCTCTGCTCCTGCCGGCACCGTGCCGGCCTGGAGCCATTATTCATCTGAGATTATGATTAAGTCAAGCGTAATAGAATAATTAATTGCTTGTGTCGTCGCGTCTGAGGATGGGCGACAATTGGCGAAGGAGGTCACATGGACGCTTTGAAGTTCGTCGAAGAGCGCGGCGGGCGCACCTTTGAGGTTGTTCGGAAGAGCTATGACGATCTGCACGATCGTGCCGTGAAGCTTGCTACGCTTTTGATTGCTGGTGGCGGTGCGATGGCAGCCTTTGCACTCGGAAAGGCCGGTGCGAAGGACCCCTTGGCACAATGGGCAGGCATTGCCGTCCTTGCTGTAGTCTGGTTCTACGGCGCGGCGTCCCTAGTGCGGGGCGGTGCGACATCGAAGGACGTTCCCTATGGGGTTGGGCCCGCCAAGCTGCTTAGTTACTACGACGGATGGCTGAAAGCCGGCACGACCGCAGACGATGCTCTAGAGCGGACGAGACGCGAGGAGATCAGGCTCGAAGAAGAGCGCGTGCAGGTCTATGCCGACGCGTGCAGCCAACGGTCCGTGGTGATCGACGAAGCGTACAAGTTAGTTGCCGTCAAGGCGCCTTGGTGGGCGTTGATGGCGTCGGCTGCCATATCGCTCGCTCCTGTGACGTATGCGACCGTGAAGCACCTCGTCTTCATTGCCCGAAGCTCTTTTTGAAGTACTCGTTCTTTAGCGGCTGAGGCCCAGGAGGGGGACTGGGCGGCGGCGGTGGAGGCGGCGGTGGGGAAGTCTCGCTGTTGTTGCTCATGGGTGCTCCTGGGGTTAGAACTCTTCGCCCTTCCAGACCTTCACGACTCTCGCGAAGACCTCGAAATCCATGCCCGTCGTGATGTCGAACGGGTCGTACAGCGTGTTGTAGCTCTTGGCCCGCAGCACCAGACCGGCTACTGTGGGGATGCGCTGCAGCTGCTTCACGAAGCCCTCGTCGCCCACGCGGAAGAAGTAGATACCGTCCACGTCCGCGCGCGTCACGCCGCGGTCTACGAGCAGCGGATCGCCCGGATTGAACAGTGGCTGCATCGACGGCCCGAAGCCGGTGACGATGGCCAGGTTCTTGATGGACGTGATCCGGTGGATGTTCTGTTGCGCCCACTGCTCGGAAACGCGCCACTCCTTGATCACGCCTGGCTGATCTGCCAAAACAACGCCCCTTCCCATTGAGCCTCCAGTCTCGAACTGGGGGATCACCACATCAATACCTCTTAAGGCTGCATCCGGCAGCGCCTTAATGGCCTCCACAGGAGACAGGCCGAGCCGGGCTTGACGTTCTTTGATGTCGATCTCCGCGATGCGGCGCTTGAGCTCAAGAGAAAGCACGGGACCGGTGTCGCCATCGTCCAGCCAGTTGGGATCGACCTTAAGCGCGCGAGCCAGTGCGACCAAGCCCGTAGTCGAACGACTGTCGCCGCGCTCCAGCTTGGAGATATCCGACTGCTTCACCCCAGACGCTTCAGCGAGCTGCATCTGGGTCAAGCCCGCAACTCCGCGCGCGTGACGTATCCGCTGGCCGAGGGTGTCAAGGCGGGGTGAGTCTGGCATCCCATCATTTAATCTGACTTGCATATTCTTTGGCGCCATGAAACAATGAGCGCAAAGGACTATTCATGGACGCCAAAGACTACCTGGCCGCGCTGCGGGCGATGAAGTTGACTCAGGTGCAGATCGCCATCCGCACCAAGATCCCGCAATCCACGATCAGCAAGATTGAGCGCGGCGAAGTCGTCAACGTGCGGGCACGCACCTACTGCGCGCTGCAGGCGCTGTACATCGAGCTGACGACCGCGAAGGTGCCGGCCCATGCGTGACATCGCTCATCGCTGCGTACGCTGGCGCCGCATCCGCGCCTCGAACTGCTGGCGAATATCGGGCAGCGGCACCGACCTGAACTTCATCAGCAACTTCCCGCCGACGACGCGGCCCGTCATCACGGACAGCAGCCTTTGCTCAGGGATGCCTGGCTGCGCACGCACACGCAGCGTCACCGACCCGTTGATCACGAGCGTGCCGTCTGCATGCGGCATGGCTGCAACGGGGTCGAACCTGTCTGGTCTTTCTGGTGAGTTCATTGGCGCCAGTGTGCCGAGCGAACCCAGCGAAGTCACTGCCAACAAGTCGCCCAATCTGCCAGGAGCTCGCGCATGAACGTCCGAGGTCTTCTTCACGCTGCTGTGCGCGGCTTCCGCGGCGCAGGCCCCGACGATTCGAACGGCGCGACCGGCTTGGCCGCGTACATGAGCGTCTCGCCGACCAGCCTGAGCCACAAGGTCGCACCCAATCACCCCAGTGCCCATTGCAGCCCCGAGGAGGTGGTGGACATCTGCCGGTTGACGGGCGACCACTCGCCCTTGCAGGCCATGGCTTTCCAGCTTGGCTATGTGCTGGTGCCCATCGAGTCGACCAGCACCATGAGCGCCGCCGATGCATGCCGCATCGCTGAGTCGGCCAAGGAGTTCGGCGAGTTCCTTTCGCAGGCAGCGGCCAACGCTGGCGCCAAAGGCATCAAGGACGCCGACATGGTGCGCATCACCAAGGAGTTCGCCGAATCGATGGCTGCCCAGGCTGCGCTGTTCGCGCACCTGCAGGCAGCGCACGACGCCGGCAAGCCCGAGGGCCAGCGCCGCCGTGCGGTCGTTGATCTTGCGGTCCGGGAGGCTGCATGACGTACCAGCAACACCCGTTGAGCGCGGCATTTCCTGCAATGACGGTCGAAGAGTTCGAGGCCTATCGCGATGCCGTGATCCCGATGCCGGCACGAATCTTCGATGTTCTCGTCGAGACCGAGTGGTTCAAGGCTATGAAGACGTCGCAGCGGGTTGCATATGCCGCGACCTGGTGCCACTGGCTTGCGCGTGGCAGCAACCAGTACGTCCGCAGGCGGAGCACGCAGTCCCCGCAGTATCGGGCGGAGGTTGCGCAACTGGCGGTTCGGAAGGCGATGCATGCTTGACCTCGACCTGATCCGCATCGACGGCGGCACGCAGGCGCGCGTCGAGCTCAACCAGTCCGTCGTGGACGAGTACGCAGATGGTTTTCTGGCCGGCGCGCAGTTTCCGCCCGTGATCGTGTACTTCGACGGCACTGACCGCTGGCTGGCTGATGGCTTCCACCGGTTCTTCGGCGCGAAGAAGGCCGGGCTGACGCAGATCTACGAGAACGTCGTCCCCGGCACACGCCGTGATGCCATCCTGCATTCGGTCAAGGCCAACGCCACCCACGGCCTGAAGCGCACAAGCGCTGACAAGCGCAAAGCGCTCAACACGCTCTTGGACGACGCCGAATGGGCCGCTTGGCCAGACGCCGAGTTGGCCCGCCAATGTTCTGTGTCACGCGATCTCGTGCGCGCCGTGAAAGAAGAGCGCTCACATGCGGAAAAACATGTGACCCTCGTTCCGCCGCCGGAGACGCCCGCGCACGTCAGAGAGCGGTTTGAGGAAATTCAGCAGTCGGGAGGTGTGCCGCGCATCTACACGACCAAGCATGGCACCACCGCCGTCATGCAGACGTCCAACATTGGCAATGCGGCCAAGCATCGCGGCAAGCCCAAGAAGGTGCCCGCCGTGAAGCTGGTCAACGCCGAGATCAAGGCTGCTCAAGCCACGCAGGCGAAGACCGAAGCGGAAGACCGCCAGCACATGCTCGAGCAGGAGAACGCGGCGCTGCGCGAGCAGCTGACCAGTGCCCAGGAGGACGCAAACACCCTGGCCGCCGTGGTGGGCGCCGAGGACAGGCTCGCCGCCGCGGTGGCTGAGGCTTCGAAGTACCGCAAGCTGGCGCAGGGCCTGCAGGCTCGTCTCGACAGCATGCTCACCGAGATCTCTGAGCTGACCAAGTCGTTGAAGTTCTGGAAGAACAAGGCGGAGAAGGGCGGCGCGTGATGGAGCTGTTCGACACCGCGCCCGCCGGCTTCAAGCCGCCACGCCCATTCCAGTCCGAGGCTATGAAGCTGGTGGCGCAGGGCCTGGTGGACGGGCACAAGAATCAGATGGTGATGGCTCCCACCGGTGCCGGCAAAACCTACCTGGGTCTGCGCCTGTGCCACAAGGCCCTGAAGGCCGGCAAGCGCGTCGCGTTCATCTGCGACCGCATCACGCTGATCGACCAGACCAGCGCGCGGGCCGACGAATACGGCCTGCGTGACCACGGCGTGATCCAGGGCGACCACCCGCGCCAGGACTGGAGCCGGCCTTTCCAGATCGCGAGCATCCAGAGCATCGAGAGCCGCGGCTGGCCGAAGAACCTCGATGTCGTCATCGTGGATGAGGCGCACACCCAGCGCGAGGCCTGGGTGAAGTTCGCCATGGAGAGCGAGGCGCGCGTGTTCGGCCTGTCCGCGACGCCGTTCTCGCGCGGGCTCGGGAAGATCTTCACGAACCTGATCAGCAACACCACGATGCACCAGCTGACGCAGGAGGGCATCCTGGTGCCCATGCGCGTGCTGTCCGCGCGCCGCCCGGACATGGCCGGCGCCAAGATCGGCAGCGACGGGGAATGGACTCATGCAGCGGCCGAGGAACGGGGCATGGAGATCATCGGCGACGTGGTGGCCGAATGGCTGCGCCATGCAGAAGGCCGCAAGACCATCGTGTTCGGCGCCACCATCGCGCACTGCGAAGAGCTGTGCCGTCGCTTCAGCGAGGTGGGCGTCTACGCGGCGACATTCACGCAGGACACGCCGAAGCCGGTGCGCGATGAGCTGGTGAGGGAGTTCGCCAAGCCCGACTCGATGATCCGCATCCTGATCAGCGTGGAGGCCCTGGCCAAGGGCTTCGACGTGCAGGACGTGGGCTGCGTGGTGGACTGCCGTCCGCTGCGCAGGTCGCTGTCGACCGCCATTCAGATGTGGGGGCGCGGCCTGCGCTCTTCGCTCGACACCGGGAAAGCCGACTGCATCCTGCTGGACCACAGCGGCAACATCACGCGCTTCGCCGAGGACTACACCGAGATCTTTTTCAACGGTCTGAAGACCTTGGACATGGGCGAGGCCCTGGACAAAAAGGTCCGCTACGACGACCAGGACGAACGCGAGCGCAAGGGTTGCCCGAAGTGCGGCTACAAGCCGTTCCGTCAACGGTGCATGTCCTGCGGGCACGAGATCCAAGACCGCTCGCTGATCTCGCACGAGGCCGGCGTGATGCAGGAAATCAGCATCGGCAAGCACAAGCTGAAGAGCAGCGATTCCGACCTGTGGCTGCAGCTGTGCAGCTTTGCGCGTCAGACCAGCTGGGTGCAAAAGAAGGCCGGCTATGCCTACATGCAGTTCAAGGAGCTGACGGGCCGCGAGCCGCCGCGCTTCCCGCGCTTCGATGACGCGCGACCGGTGGACGTGCCGGCCGCGCTGACGGCAGGTCTTAACGGCAAGCAGAAGGCCAGACAGATTGCGAACGCGCATCGCCGGCGTGCGGAGGCCGCCGCCGCATGATGGACTTCATCAACTTCGCGCGGGTGCACGGGCTGGAGATCAACCTCTCCAAGTTCAACCCGAGCGAAAAGGTCAAGCGGTGCCCCACGGTCGAGCACCCGAAGAGCACGAACGGCGCGTACTTCTGGGACGGGCAGCGCGGCTGGGTCTTCGCCTGGGATGGCGAGAAGCGCACGCACTGGTTCAACGATCCGAACGCCAAGCCTTGGACCGAGGAAGAGAAGCGCGCATGGCAGGCCAAGCGCCAGGCGGCGCGCGAGGACCAGCTGCGCCTGCAGCAACGGGCTGCGCACCGCGCCGCCGAGCTGCTGCGCGAGACGCAGCCGCACCATCACGACTACCTGTACCGCAAGGGCTTCCCGAACGCTGAGGGCCTGGTGCTGCCAGACGGCGGCCTGCTGGTGCCCATGCGCGATTGGAAGACCAACGAACTGCGCGGCGCCCAGGTCATCCGGTGGGCGGACACCGAGGAGGAGCCCGGCGTGATGCGCTGGGTCAAGAAGATGACCTATGGCATGCGGGCTCAGGGCGCAGTGCTGCGCCTGGGCTCGCCGCGCGCCATGGAGACGATTTACTGCGAGGGGTACGCCACGGGCCTGTCGGTCGAGGCGGCCGCGCGCCAGATGCGGCTCAACGCTGCGGTGCTGGTGTGCTTCAGCGACTTGAACATGGCGCTGGTCGCTGGGCAGACGAAGCAGGGCAAGCGCTACGTGTTCGCCGACAACGACAAGAGCGGGGCAGGGGAGCGCGCAGCGCAGGCCACAGGCCTGCCGTACTGCATGAGCCCCGTACTCGGTGAGGATGCCAACGATATGCACGTGCGCGCTGGCTTGCTGGCCGTCTGCGGGCTCCTGATGCGCGTTCGTACGCAGGAGGTGGCCATGCCCTAGGGCAGCCTCGCAACCCTTGCCAGCGGCTCGATACGCGGGGGCAAGGGCCAAGACCTCGGCTACCCGGTCTGTGCAAAGCCGAAACGTGGGTGGATCGCCTAGAGCGTGCGCAGGGTCCCGATGCGGGGCTGTAAGTCTGGGCTACCTGTTGGGGCGCATCGGCCACCACCAGGGCGCTGAACGCTGGGCTCACTGCCACTGCCTCATGCGCATGCCACGCCTCCCAGGTCTCCCCTGGGTAAGGGGTGGTATGCGCAGCCCACCGGGTCTTCAGCCTTGCCTTAGAGAACTGACCCTTGTTCTTCCCCGTCCTTGACCACCTTGTTAGACCAGAAGGAAGCCATGAACGCAATCGCAGAACGAACCCAGAACACCGAGCGCCGCGGCCGGGCGCCCATCGATTTCCACGCGGTGGAGCCGCATCAGCGTCTCATGGATCGCCGCTTGGCCAACTGGGCGCGCTGGTGCAACGGCACATCGGCGCCGATGACCTCGCCCATGTTCCGCATGACGCCGCCGCCCCCTCGTGTGCGGGCCGACATGGCCTACCAGATCTCGGATGTGCTGGACACGGCAGACGCCACGAAGATGGCCAAAGCCGTGGCCGCGCTGCCGCAGTCAAACCGGACGGCGATCAACTGGCACTACGTCAAGCCCGTCAGCCCGAAACGCGCGTGCCAGGCGCTCGGCACCACCATGGAGGGCCTTGCCAAGCTGGTGCGCGACGGCCGGCAGATGTTGATCAACCGGGAAGCGGAGTGATGGGTCTTCAACGGCTGCCCGCCGCTGCAGTTCAGGTTCTCTGCGCGCGGCGAGCCGCTTCGATGTCGAGGAGCTTTCTCTGTACGTCTTCTTCCGCGGCGGCCACCAAGGCAAGTAGTTCCCCTGGAGGAGTCTCGCCTGCTTTGACAAGTGCCTGCACCTGGCCGGCCAGCTGGTCAGCCCGGCGTGCCGCATCCTCCCACTGGTCCCCCAAATCTTCAACACTGGCCAAGTCGACCTCCTTATCGTCCCGCTGCAGGACTAGCGGAAATCTCTTGAACTTGAATCGCAGCGAAAGTATGTTTTGGATGACCCGCTTGCACCACATCAAAAGATTTATCGGCGTCATTGGCCGATCCTGTGGTCTGGATGAAAGACCCTTGTTTCAAATCCCAACTTCTGATATCGTGCGCCCCAACGACTGAGCGAAAACGCATAACCAGGGTCGCCCATCCATGTTGGAGGCGGCGGTGTCGGTAAGCTCGGTGAACGAGCCCTCCCATGTGGAGGGCTTTTGCGTTCTGGGACCTTGCCGGCGAGTATGTTGGAGCCTTTCAAGGGGACGACATGAGCAAATTGGGCCGAGGCCGAAGAGTGATCAACGCGTTGAACGAGTTGGAGCAGTTCACCGCTGCCCGCAGTTCAAGCGAAGAAATGGCGATCAACGTCATTACGGGGGTCAGCGTCACCGCAGTCGTTGGTGGTGACGACGATGAGAGCGGAATGCTCTTTCTGCGCTTTCCTGGCGGCGAATCGTTCGAGGTAATCGGCGATCGGTATCTCGATCTGCAGATCGTTGAGCACAACCGTTACGTGGACGAAGGTGCAGGTGACAGCGAAGGGCGCCGTTCGAAGATGGCGTCTCAGCTGGGTGAGCACCTGCGCCGGAATCACGATCTGGACTAGTCAGCATCAACTCGCTGCTCGAAGACGTGGGCTAACGGCATCCCATGTCAGCGGCAGCATGACCAGGAGTACGCGGCGCCCCAACGCTGGCCCGGCGTCGGTTTCGTCCTTCCCTTGCATTTTTGCTAGGCCGTGTTGACCTTAGGACTACAAGAGAGCAAGATTGACCAACTACTCCTTTTGGAGAATTTAGATGCGTTGGTTATCTGCTGTTGTTTTGTTCTCTGGCGTTGTAGTCACAGCTCTTGCGTCGGCCCCTCCTCCGGAAGGGCATCGCAGCCAGTTGAAAGTCCCCGACATTTGCCAGGATCGGACGGACTTCTGCAAGATCAAGAAATAGAGGAGCCATTCGGATGGCTTCAGATGTGATGTGGGCTCGGCGTAAGGTGTTGACGGAGGTGCTAGTGCCGTGGGTGGGGGTCGTCGCCCTGATTGTGGGTGGTGTATTCGGTCTTTGGCAGTACGCCGGGAAGCTGCATGGCGATCGTGTAGAGCGAACCATGAAGTTTCGGGATGAGTTCCGCACAGGGAACGTTGCTGAGGCATCGGCCAAAGTTGCCGAAACTTGGACCACCCGTCAACTGGCATTGGCTTCCAAACTGCGTGACAAGAACACCACGAGGGCGGTTTTCGCTACTTACGTCGCTGACGTATTGCAGGAGGCCCAAAGTCGATCGGCGCTGTTGCTTGTCTCAGAGTTCTACGACGATCTCGCAGTTTGCGTCAAAGAGGGGGTTTGCGATAAAGGAACCGCAAAGACCTTTTTTGCGGAGGGTGCCCGACTGACCTACAACCTTCACGAGGGCTATTTCGAAGAAGTTCTTGCAAGGCAGTCAATTCAAGCGGGTGAGGGTATGCGTTACATCGCTTTATTGAAGTAGCGCAAGTCACTAATGTCAAGTGCCCGCAACGCCTCGCGTTGAGGCTTCAAGTTTAGGTCTTAGAATTGGTCGAAGAATTCCGCTTGGCTTGATCCAAAGGCGTCATTCCATTCGGTGGTGTAGCTCAGCAGGTAGAGCGCTCCGCAGCTGCATCACAGCGCGTTGAGGCCGCTGGTTCGATTCCGGTCGCCACCCCAATTCAGGCTCGCCCCTTCAAAGCAGGACGGGCGTCTCCTTTTCTGGAGGCTGTCCATGCAAGGCTGCGGACCTGGGACCGATGGCGTCGGCTTCGCGACTTTCGTGCGCCGGAGCCGATTGGCCTGCCCGTCCCAGCTCTGCCTCGGCATCAGGCTTCAAGTCCAAACTTCCCCGATGCGACAGGACGGACCGCCCGAGTTGACCGTTGCGCACTCATTGCATGTCAAAGCTTAAGGGATGGATCATGCAACCTGGCGGCTGGTGGGCTCGGTTGGGAGTTACTAGATCTGAGATCAGCGGCGTGTCCGGCGCCGAATTGCGGCGATGCTCGCGACACCAATCCCGATCAGTGCCAGCGAACCAGGCTCGGGAACCTCGTTTCCCGGATTAGTTGGATCGACCACGCGCACAGTTTGGTAGCTGAATCCGTCGGTTCCAGTTACGGTCGCAACGTCAAGCGGTTTTCCTGCGGCATCAAAGCCAGAAATTCTTTCAATTGTCGCGGTGTTGAAGAAGTCGGCGTTACCTATGTAGAAATCGTTGAGGACATCGCCCTCCTTCTGCGTGATATCGATGTACAGCGCTGCTCGCAAATGAAGGTACAGATCAAAGGTTCCATTTGTTACCGCCAAACGACCCGAGTTAACAGTAAAGTCGTTTGCTCCTTCTGTTGAATTCGCGAGCGCACCATTCCAGCCGCTAAGCGTTCCATAAGACAGGACTCGTTCATCACTGGTGGATTTAAGGGCATCTCCGTGAAAGCGGATCGAAACAGTCACATAGCTGAGAGGAATGTCGGACTGGACGGTCAAAGTGTCATTCATCTCAGCAGTGGCGACCGTGAAGAAGTAGTTTGGGGTTAGATCAAGCCCAACAACTGGGGACCGGTCGTCGAAAGGGGTCGAAACGTTGGCCGATGCTTGCGCTTTCAGTCCGCCAGAACCCGAGATAGAGCGAGCCGCATAGGAGAAGGTCATTGCGGCGGCAGAGCCGCCAACATTCGTTCCAGAGTAGGTGACAGAGCCGGAGGTGTTCGACAAGCTGTCCTTGATGCTTGTGTTCGCCGCACCAACCACCCAGTCTCCCGATCCATCGCTATTTCCAGCGAGAACATTCGCTGTCGAATAAAACGTGGTAGGAGCGGCATTGGCGACTCCAGAGGCAAGAGTTGCGGCGATTAAGGCAAGGGCGCCCAAGGTAGGCCGGATGAAAGTCATGGACTTCGGTTCCTTATGGTGAAGACAGATCCGTTCAAAGAAGGCGATTGCAACCGCGCCAGAAATGATGGGCCATCGCTTGTTCTAGCGCGGAGCATCGACCGACAGCAACTCGTGTGCCACTGAAGAACTTTTGCTTCATGTCAACGGGTTGCATATGCCACGGGCTCTTGCGTGTAAAAAACTCCGCCTAGTCAAAACTGCGGATGCCGTCAGTTGACTTCAACGCGGCTGGGGTGATCGGTCTTTACTGTAAGCCGCCAACTGCGGGCGGCGAGAGTTTGCCTCGCAAGCTTGGCGGACCCGTGCGATCGGATAACGGAAGAATCCAGCCGGGGCCGACCAAGCCCGGTAGGTCCGATGGCTGCATCCCTCAACCAGAAAAGGAACTCTATGAACCACGCACTTGTCGGCCTCGCACTGTGGGCCCTCCAGATCGCCGCGCTGTACGCCTGGGAGTTCCTGGGCATTGAGGGCGCCGGCAACCTGCTCACGGCCTGGATCGTCGTGTTGTTCGTCCTCACGCTCGTGACCATCTTCACGTTGGACACGTCGAAGCCGTACACCAAGCCCAAGGGCCTGCCGAAGCAGATCACGCGGTCGTTGAGCCTGGCTTTCGTCGGCGCTATGGTGTGGTTCGGCCATGGCTGGCTGGCTGCGACCTTCTTCGTCACCGCGGTACTCGGGATGGCCACCCATGCCGTGTGGGCCAAGGAGCACGCCGAACGGCAGGTTGCCGCGTGACGATCAAGCACGACCTGGAAGGCGAGGCCCGCAAGCTGGCCGATGCGGTGCGTGAAGCCGCTCGCGCGTTCACTGCCCAGACCGGAATGCAGGCCGGCGTATCCATCGAGTGGGTGACCTTTACCCGCGTGGAGGCCGACTGTTCCGAGACCCGTGTGGGAGCGGTGACCGTCGAGCTGGGCGGCATGACGGTGAAGGCATGAGCAAGAGGGCCGAGGCGTTCGAGCAGGCGCTGAAGGCCCTGTGCGTGGAGCACGGCGTGCAGCTGGCTGTGAGCGGTCAAGGCGCCCTGCAGATCTGGGACGCTAAGCCCGGTGGCGAGCCGATCTACCAGGAGCACATCCAGGACCGCACCAAGCCCGACGGCGTGAAGGGCGTGCGCCTGCCCGTCGGGACAGAGGTCAGGATCCTGCAGGACGGTGTGTGGGAGGTGATCCGCCCTTTGCAGGTCCAGGGCTGAATGCCACAGCGCCCACAGCGCCCGTGCAGGCACAAGGGCTGCCGAGAGCTACACCGCAACGCGAACGGCTTCTGTGACGCCCACCAGGACGATGCCAAGGCCTGGGCGCGCACCCCGGACAGCGCGGCCACTCGGCTGACAGGCCGGGCACTGCAGGCACGCCGCATGCGCATCTGGTCCAAGAGCCCGCTTTGCGCTGGGTGCGGCCGGCTAACCGACATCGCTCCGAGCGCCCGCTTGCGTTTCGAGCTCGATCACAAGGTGCGGCTCGCTGATGGTGGCGAAGACACAGACCAGAACTGCCAGGTGCTGTGCGTGTCGCGCGACGAGGCCGGCGTGAAGGTCGGATGCCATGCGGAGAAAACGTCTAGGGAGCAGCGCCGCGGCTGACGTCGAGCAGGCGTAACGCACCAGGGTAGGCCAGGGGGGAGGGGTCCGGCCAACCGGACTTTCGAGCTGGAAACCGCCCTGTCCGGTCCATTTCCACGACCGCGAAATATGGAATTTAGCCCCTAGGGCAGGAGAACGCCATGGCGGGTGCCGCAGGACGATCCGGGCGCCGTCCGAAGCCGGTGGCGCAGAAGCAGCTGGCCGGCAACCCGGGCAAGCGCGCGCTGAATACTTCAGCCCCGGACTTCGGCCAGGTCACCAACATCGATTGCCCGGATTGGATGGGCGAGTTCGGACGGGCTTTGTGGGAGCACGTTGTGCCGATGCTCTGTGGCCAGAAAGTCCTGTCGGCAGCGGACGTGCAGAACATTGAGGTGTACTGCGATGCGTACGACCGATTCCGCTTGGCGCGCGAGGAGGTGCGCACCAAGGGCGTGACGGTACTGGGCGCTCAGGGTGGCGTGGTCAAGAACCCGGCCGCGACGGTGGTCAAGGAGTCGGTCGCGGTCATGGCGACCTATGGCGGCATGCTCGGGCTGGACCCATCCAGCCGCCAGCGCCTCACCGGCAAGACCAAAGACCCGGGCCAGGCCAACCCGTTCGGGGCGCTACTGAATGGCTAAGGCCGGTGCAGGCCGCGAGGCGGTCGAGTTCGCCAAGGCCATCATCGCCGGCAAGATCCCGGCGTGCCGCTACGTCAAGCTGGCTTGCCAGCGCCACCTCGATGACCTGGAGGCGGCGAAGGACCCGGCCTACCCGTACTACTTCGATGAGAAGGAAGCCCAGCGTCGGGTGGACTTCATCGAAATGCTGCCGCACACCAAAGGCGAGTGGGCCTTCAAGCGGCAGTTGGTCACGCTGGAGCGCTGGCAGAAGTTCGGGATCGTCTGCACCTTCGGCTGGAGGCGCAAGAGCGATGACACGCGCCGGTTCCGCGAGTCCTATTGGGAAGTCAACCGCAAGAACGGCAAGAGCGTGATCGCGGCAGGCGTGGGCCTGTCGATGTTCACGCAGGACAACGAGTTCGGCGCCGAGGTGTACTCGGGCGCTACGACGGAGAAGCAGGCCTGGGAGGTGTTCCGGCCGGCCCGGCTGATGGTCGCCCGCACGCCGCTGCTCAAGGACGCGGCCGGCATCGAGGTCAACGCCAGCAACCTGAGCAAACCCGCAGACGGCAGCCGGTTCGAACCGCTGATCGGCAACCCTGGTGACGGTTCCAGCCCGTCGTGCTCCATAGTGGACGAGTACCACGAGCACGACAGCGACGCGCTCTACACCACCATGTTGACCGGCATGGGCGCGCGCAAGCAGCCGCTGATGTTCATCATCACCACGGCCGGCGCGAACATTGAGGGGCCTTGCTACGACAAGCGGCGCGAGGTCATCGAGATGCTGGAAGGCATCGTGCCGAACGACGAGCTGTTCGGCTGGATCTGGACCATTGACGAGGGCGACGACTGGAAGGACCCGAAGGTCCTGGCCAAGGCCAACCCGAACATCGGTGTCTCGGTCAACCAGCAGTACCTGGAGAGCCAGCAGCGCCGCGCAATACAGCGCGCGCGGTTCACTAATGTCTTCAAGACCAAGCACCTGGGCCTGTGGGTCACGGCCAAGGAAGGCTACTTCAACGTCGCGCAGTGGGAGGCTCTGAAGGACACGACGCTGACGCTCGAGCAGTTCGAGGGCCAGCCCTGCGTGCTCGCATTCGACCTGGCGCGCAAGCTGGACATGAACAGCATGGGCCGCCTGTTCTGGCGGGACATTGACGGTAAGCGGCACTACTACAGCGTGGCGCCGCGGTTCTGGGTGCCCGAGGACACCGTGAACAACATGGACAACCGGCGAATGGCCGAGCGGTATCAGAAGTGGGTAAATGCTGGTCTGCTGCTGCAGACCGATGGCGCCGAGGTGGACTACCGCGAGATCTTGGGCGAGGCCAAGGACGCCAACAAACTGAACCCGGTGCAGGCAAGCCCGATGGACCCGTTCGGGGCCACGAACCTGTCGCACCAACTCGATGATGAAGGGCTCAGCCCCATCACCATCACGCAGAACTACACCAACATGTCCGACCCCATGAAGGAGCTGGAGGCCGCGATCGCGTCAGGCCGGTTCCATCACGACGGTCACCCGATCATGACCTGGTGCATCGCGAACGTCATCGGCAAGCACGTAGCTGGGAATGACGACGTGGTGCGCCCGATCAAGCAGGGCAAGGACAACAAGATCGACGGTGCCGTGACGCTGATCATGGGCGTCGGCCAGTTGCTGGTCCCGCCCGAAAAGCAGCCCGAGTACAGCATCACCTTTGTCTGACCCCCGTCGGACATCCCCCGAGCCCGCCGCGCGCGGGCTTTCGCATTTCTGGAGCATGAATGACTTGCATTGTCGGGCTGGTCCATGAAGGTCGCGTCTATATCGGCGGTGACAGCGCCGGCGTGTCGGGGCTCGACCTCAACGTGCGGCGAGATCAAAAGGTCAGCGTGAAGAGCGGCTTCGCCTTCGGCTTCACCACCTCGTTCCGGATGGGACAGCTCATCCAGTACGCGTTCGAGCCGCCGAAGCGCCATCCCGAGAAGGACCTGATGGCCTACATGGTCACCGACTTCGTGGATGCGCTGCGCAGCTGCCTGAAGGCAGGTGGCTTCGCTCGAAAGGACAGCGAAGTCGAGCAAGGCGGCAGCTTCCTGGTGGGCCATGCAGGACGCTTGTTTGCCATCCACGGCGACTACCAGGTGGCAGAGGCGACCTGCGGCTACGACGCGGTCGGATGCGGCGAGGGCTATGCAAAGGGGGCACTGTTTGCCACGGCAAAGCACACACCAGCGGACCGCATCGACATGGCGCTGGCGGCTGCGGAGTCGCACTCTGCGGGCGTCCGCGGCCCTTTCCACACCGTTTCCGTTTAGGAGGGCTCATGGACCCCAAGAGCATCAACCGCGTCTATTCCACGATGGTCCTCAAGGCCGTCGATGAAGACAAGCGCGAAATCAACGGCATCGCCAGCACCCCAGGCACCGATCGCATGGGCGACATCGTGGAGCCCGGCGGCGCGGAGTTCCTGTTGCCCGTGCCGCTGCTGTGGCAGCACGACCACTCGCAACCCATCGGCAACGTGACCGCTGCGCGCGTCACGGCGAAAGGCATCGAGATCCGCGCTGCGTTGGTCAAGCCGACGCCTGACATGCCGAGCCAGCTGATTGCACGTCTGGAGGAAGCATGGCAGTCCATCAAGACCGGCCTGGTGCGCGGGCTGTCCATCGGCTTCTCGCCGCTGGAGTACGCGTTCATGGACGACGGCATCCGCTTCCTGCGCTGGAACTGGCATGAGTTGAGCGCAGTGACGGTGCCCGCCAACGCCGAGGCGTCCATCACCGCCATTAAGTCCCTCGACACCGCCCTGCGTGCCTCGTCTGGCGCCGCGCAGGGCGGCGAACAGCGCGGCCAGCCGGCCGCACCCCCTCCCGGCGCTTCGGGAACCCAGCAACAGCCCGCCTCTGGCGGGTTTTTTTATGCCCGGAAAGGGGCCACCATGAACGTCCAAGAACAAATCCAAGCCCTCGAAGCGAAGCGCAAGGCGCTGACCGACGAGCGCACCTCCATCCAGACCAAGGCCGTTGACGCCGGCCGCACGAAGGACGCTGCGGAGCAGGAACGCTTCGCCGAGATCACCGCCGAGATCAAGGGCATCGACCAAGAGCTCGAGGACCTGCGCGTGATGGAAAGCGACCTGGTCAAGACGGCCAAGCCTGCCGCCGGCCAGAACGGCAAGGAAGGCAGCGAGTCGCGTCAGCCCTCGATCCAGGTGCGTGACAACCGCATCGTGGGCAAGGGCCTGGCGCTGGCGCAGATGGCGCGCCTCATCGCGAAGGCCCAGGGCAACCACCTGGGCGCGCTGAACCTGGCCCAGGCCGACCAGCGGCTCGACCCGCGCGTGCAGAACGTGCTGAAGGCGGCCGTCGCCGCCGGTTCCACGTCGAGCGACGCCTGGGCCGGCGCGCTGGTCGGGGACGAAACGACCGTGTACGCCGACTTCGTGGAGTACCTGCGCCCCGAAACCATCATCGGCAAGTTCGGCCAGAACGGAGTGCCGGCGCTGCGCTCCACGCCGTTCCGCGTGCCCATGGTCGGCCAGACGTCGGGCGGCGCGGGCTACTGGGTCGGCGAAGGCCAGGCCAAGCCGCTGACCAAGTTCGACTTCGAGCGCAAGACGCTGGAGCCGCTGAAGGTCGCCAACATCGCGGTGGTCACCGAGGAGATCCTGCGCGACAGCTCCCCGTCGGCCGATGCGGTCATCCGCGACGCGTTGGTGGACGCACTGCGCGAACGCCTGGACCTCGACTTCATCGACCCGGCCAAGGCAGCCGCCGCCGGCGTCTCGCCCGCATCGGTACTCAACGGCGTGACGCCGATCGTGTCCAGCGGCGTGGACGAGGACGCGGTCAATGCGGACGTGAAGGCCATCTTCGGCGCCTTCATCGCAGCCAACAACGCCCCGACCGCCGGCGTTTGGATCATGCCTGCCACCGTCGCCCTGGCGCTGTCGCTGATGAAGAACGCGCTGGGCCAGACCGTGCACCCCGGCATCACGATGCGCGGCGGCACCTTCGCGGGCCTGCCCGTCATCGTCTCGCAGTACGTGCCCACGGTGAGCGCCGGTTCGACCGTTGCGCTGGTGAACGCCTCGGACATCTACCTGGGCGACGAGGGCGGCTTCGCCGTCGATCTGAGCCGCGAGGCCTCCCTGCAGATGGACAGCGCTCCGGACAACCCGACCACCGCCACCACGGTGCTGGTCAGCCTGTGGCAGCGCAACCTGGTCGGCTTCCGCGCCGAGCGCGCCATCAACTGGGCCAAGCGCCGCGCGTCGGCCGCCGCCCACCTGTCCGCTGTGAAGTGGGGTTCCGTCTAAGCCTCGCCGCTTAGTCCAAGGGGCCTCCTGCGGGAGGCCCTTTCAGCTAGGCCGGTGACGGCGAAGGAGAAAGCATGGCATTCCCACAAGGCTTCCGGCTCAAGGCCGGGTACTACTGGCGTCTGGGCGACCGCTCGGGCCCGTACGTGGTGGACAAGGACGGCAACGCGCGGCTCGTCGGCGGCAGCGGCACCATCGTCCCACCGCCGATGGTGCTGGAGGGGTGGCCCAAGCCGGCTGCCAACGTCGGCGAGCCGTACGTGTTCTACCCGGTCGTCGTGAGCGGCACCGGTGCCAAGACGTTCTCCGTTGTGTCCGGCTCGCTGCCGGCCGGCCTGGCGATCAACGCCAGCACCGGTGTGATCAGCGGCATCCTGACCACCGCGGGGTCGAGCACGTTCTCGGTCCGCGCGGTGGACGCCAATGGCGAGGCAGCCACCATCGGCCCCTTCACCGTGCGCGTGGCCGCCACCGGCTCGGTGCTGGCGATCTACGGGGACCCTGTGCTGAACGCAGCCGTCGGCGTGCCGTACTCGCTGCAGCTGGGCGCATCCGGCGGCGTGCAACCGTACACCTTCGCAGTGGCGTCTGGCAGCCTGCCGGCCGGCGTGTCGATCAACGCCAACACGGGCCTCGTCAGCGGCTCGCCGACCTCCACGGGCACGTCCGCGAACATCGTCCTGCGCGTGACCGACGCGGCGAACGAGACCGTCAGCCTGGCGCCTTTCACCATCGTCGTCGCGGCCGCGCCGGCCACCCTGACCATCAGCGGCACGCCAGCCACGAGCGCGACCGTGGGCACCGCCTACAGCTTCACGCCGGTGGCATCCGGCGGCGTCACGCCGCGCACCTTCTCGCTGGTGGCCGGCACGCTGCCCGCCGGTCTGTCGTTCAACACGGGCACCGGCGCCATCACGGGCACGCCCACGAGCGCCGGCACGGCCTCTGGTCTATCGATCCGCGTCACGGACAACGTGGGTGCCACGGCCACGCTGGCCAGCTTCAACTTGGCGGTGTCGGCTGGCGTTGTCGCGCCTGGCGCCCCGACTGGCGTGACCGCCACGGCGGGCGACGGGTATGTCGATCTCGCCTGGCTGGCGCCTTCCAGCAATGGCGGGTCTGCGATCACCGGCTACCGCCTCGTCTGGTCCGGGGGTCAGCAGGCCACCGTCGGCAACGTTCTTTCGGGCCGCATCACGGGCGTGACGAACGGCCAGGCCGGCACCGCCGTCGCCTACGCCATCAACTCTGCCGGCGAGAGCGTCGCGTCGGCCGCATCGAACAGCGTCACGCCTTCGGCGTCCTACGTCGAGCCCACGCCACTGGTCGCGCGCGCCGGCGCCGCGCAGGGCCAATGGGCCAAGCCCCTGTACCGCACCAACACCATCGACCGCAGCACGGCGGGCGACTACACGATGATGGGTTCGGCGGGCCAAGGCGGGCAGTTCTACGTCACGAAGCTCGTCAACGGCGTCCCGCAATCGACGGTCGTGCTCGACACCAACGAGATCGATGACCACAACGAACCGTCCTTTGTCCAGCTCTGGAATGGCGCCTGGATGGCGATCTGGAACAGGCACGGCATCACCGGTCAGTACGGATTCCGCTACGCGGTCACTGCGACACCGCATGGCATGGACTTCGGCGCGGTCCAGTACGTCGCGGGCGGCGGCACGACGGCCGACTACCAGAGCACCTACAACCAGGTGTTCATGCACGGCCAGCGGCTCATCGTCACGTACCGCATTGGCACCTCGTCGGGCGGCTGGAACGTCCTGCGCTACTCCGACAACGGTGGCCGCACCTGGAGCGCCGAGCGCCAACTGCACGGCCTCACCTACCAGACCTCCGCGAAGGTCGGCAACGAGCTGCGCTCGCTCGCGTACCTGCATCCGCTGAACGGCTCGCAACACAACATCTTCGAATTCGTGATCAACCTGGACACAGGCGACATCACGGCCGGCGGCGCGTCGCTGGGCAATGCCTACAGCGCAGGCGCCACGATCCCGAGCGCGAACATGCGCAAAGCGATCTCTGTCGTTTCGGGCACGAGCCGCATGTATGAGTTCGACGGCGAGACCGTGTCCTACCAGGTCATGCCGGACATCCAAAGCTCGGGCACCTACCGGCTGGGCAAGCGGATCGGCACGACCGGCGAATACGTGTCCGTCGACCTGGGCGCCACCGGCCTGCCTTCGCTGTCCAGCGTGACGGGCTACTACGGCAGCTGTCTCAAGCTGGATGCGACCCACGCAGCCATCAGTGTCAACCTGGGGCCCAACGTGGGCGTCGGCAGCTGGGCGTTGCGCATCCTGCGGACCGACGACAACGGCGCCAGCTACCAGGTCATCGAGACGATTCGCACGACGGCCAACATCATCATGCGGATCAACTGCCACGAGGGCCGCATCTACTGGACCGAGTTCACCTCCTACCCGTACTTCGACAACTTCCAGGGCTTCATCAGCAGCGTCCCTTACCCGGCGCTCCAGTGGACCAAGGAGCCGAGCGTCGCGGCCAGCACTGTGCCGGGCAAGCCCGATGCGCCGACGGCGACGGCGGGAGACGGCACGGTCAGCACGGCCTTCACCGCACCGAGCACCGGCGGCGCACCGATCCTGGAGTACGGCGTCCAGCTCAGCAACAACAACGCGAACACGGGCACGCCCACGGCAAGCCCCATCGCCGTGGCCAGCGCCAACGGTTCGGCGGTCACGAGCCGCGTGCGGGCACGCAACATCAGCGGCTGGGGTCCGTACTCCGACCCGTCGAACAGCGTGACGCCGACAGCTGCCGTGACGGCGCCCGGTGCTCCGACCATCGGTACGGCCACAGCGGGCGACGGGTCTGCGAGCGTCGCCGGCACCGCGCCAGCCAGCAACGGCGGCGCCGCCATCACCAAGTACCGTGCGATCCCCTACGTGGGCAGCACGGCCGGCACGCCGGTGGAAAGCGCGACGCTGCCCGTGGCTGTGACGGGCCTGACCAATGGCACGGCCTACACCTTCAAGCTGCAGGCCTTCAACAGCGTCGGTTGGGGCGCGGAGTCCGCTGCGTCGAACGCGGTCACGCCGGCGGCAGCGACCGGAACCACCTGGGTCGCTGCGTCGGAAATCGCGCTCGTCAACATGACGAAGCTGAGCGCCGGCAAGTTCCAGTCCACGTCCTCTGCAGGGTCGTGGGCCGGCGCGATCCAGACGCTCCAGACGCTCGACAACGGGCAAGTCGGCGGCGGGCGGGTCCAGTACCTCGGCGACGGAACGGAATCGGCAGCGGTGTCGGCCGGCGCCTCGAAGACGGATCCGGCGTTCTATGCGTCCGCGCGCGCGTTCAAGATCACCGCCACCGGTGGGATCTCGACCGTGACGGACGCGGGCGGCGACGTGTCGACGGGCTACACGATGACGGCCGGGCACTGGGCTCGCCTGTGGCGCAAGTCGGACAACATCTGGTACGTGCAGCGCTCGGCGGACGGCGAGACGGGATGGACCGACATCGCAGCCATTGGCGCGGCGCTGCCGGGTCAGTACTACATCCGGTTCCACAGCACGTACTCGACCGGCGTGACGCCGAACCAGAGGCAGGTGAACAACCCGTCCACCTACAACCTGACGCAACAGGCGGCGTGACACCGCGACACCGACGGGCCGCCCACAGAGCGGCCCGTCATCTGTCCGAAAGGCTCAAATGACCAAAGTACTTCTCACCGACACCAAGACGAGCAAGGAGCGCAGCGTGTCCCGTCGGGAAGCCGCTGTCTTCACCCGGCTCCTGCCGCGCGGGCGCTACCTGACGCGCGACATGCAGGCGGCCGCCGACGGCGCGAGCCTGCAGCCGCCAGCGGCGCCCCTCGCGCCCGTGCACGCGCCCGCTGCCGCGCCGCTGCCGGTCGCCGGCGCCGCGGAAGCCAAGAAGAAGCCCGGCCGCCCAAAGAAGACCGAGCAGCAATGAACGTCTTCGCCCGCGTCGCGTCCGCTGTGCGCAAGGCGGCGGGCGTGCTTGCGCCTGTCGCCAGCGGCCGCGGCGGCTGGTTTCCGCTGGTCCGTGAGCCGTACGCTGGCGCATGGCAGCGCAACCAGGAACTGTCGCAGGACGAGCTCGTCGGCTCGCCGATGGTCTACGCATGCATGACGCGCATCTCCAACGACATCGGCAAGCTGCGCGCGCGCCTGGTCGAGATCGATGCCCTGGGAATCTGGAACGAGGTCGAACGCAAGTCGCCGCATTGGCAGGTCCTGCGCAAGCCCAACCGCTACCAGAACCATGTGCAGTTCAAGCAGTGGTGGGTGATGTCCAAGCTGCGCTCGGGCAACACCTACGGGCTGAAAGAGCGTGACTCGCGAGGAATCGTCATCAGGATCTACGTGCTGGACCCGAGCCGCGTCACGCCGCTGGTGGCCGATGACGGTTCGGTGTTCTACCAGCTGGCGCAGGACAACCTGGCGGGCCTGCAGGCCACCTCGGTGACCGTGCCGGCCAGCGAGATCATCCACGACCGCATGAACTGCCTGTACCACCCGCTGGTGGGCATCTCGCCGCTGTACGCAGCTGCGTTGGCGGCCGGCGTGGGCGTGAAGATCCAGGGCAACACCGCGCAGTTCTTCGGCAACCGCTCTACGCCTGGCGGCATCCTGGTGGCGCCGGGCCCGATCAGCAAGGACAACGCGCAGGCTCTCAAGGAGGCCTGGGACACCGGCTACACGGGCGCCAATGCCGGCAAGGTGGCCGTGCTCGGCGACGGCCTCAAGTTCGAGCCCATGCACCAGACGGCTTCGGACTCGCAGCTGGTCGAGACCCTGCGCTGGACCGACGAACGCGTGTGCTCGGTCTTCCACATGCCGGCGTACAAGGTCGGCGTGGGCGCCGCGCCCAGCTTCAACAACATCGAAGCGCTCGACCGGGGCTACTACAGCGGCTGCCTGCAGTCCCTCATCGAGGAAATGGAAGCGTGCTGGGACGATGGCCTGGGACATGACGGCGTGAGCATCGGCGTCGAGCTGGACCTGAACGGCTTGATGCGCATGGACACGAAGACCCAGTACGAGGCGCTGGGCGTCGGCACCGACAAGGGTCTGCTGGCCATTAACGAGGGCCGCCGCCAGCTGAACCTGCCGCCGCTCAAGGGTGGCGACACGGTCTACATGCAGCAGCAGGACTACCCGCTGGACCAGGTCCGGCACAACAAGATCCCGACAGACGCGCCGCCGCCCGCGCCCCCGCCCGCGGCGCCCCCTGAGCCCAGCGACGACGCCGACGACATCGAGGACGCCGCGAAAGTCCTCGCCGCGTTCATGACCAAGGAACTCCACGATGCTGAGTATTAAGGGCCTGGAGCCCATCGCCAAGGCGCTGAGCGAAGTGGTCAAGGAGCACGTCTCGCGCGCCTTCCGCACGCTGGCCGACCGGCTCGAAGCCCTCGAGGCGCAGCTGAAGAGCGCGCCCGCACCGCGCGACGGTGTAGATGGCAAGCCGGGTTCAGACGGTGCTCCCGGTGCGCGTGGTCAGGACGGTGCGCCCGGCCGCGATGGCGAGCGGGGCCTGCCGGGTGCGGACGGCGAGCCAGGCCGGCAGGGCGATCCAGGCATTCCCGGCGTTCCAGGGGAGAAGGGGGAAGCTGGAATGCGTGGCGAGAAGGGCGAGCGCGGAGCTGACGGATCGCCCGGCCGTGACGGGCGCGATGGCCTTGACGGCAAGAGCGTGACGCTCGAGGACCTGGCCCCGATGCTCGACGGCTTCGTTGCGAAATGGGCCTTGGAGTTCGAGCGCCGCGCGCAGGACACGCTCCAGAAGGCGATTGAGCGCATGCCCAGACCCAAGGATGGCCGAGACGGTGCCGATGGCAAGGATGGCCGGGACGGCGTGGGCTTCGATGACCTGGCCGTCGAGTTCGACGGCGAGAAGACGGTCACCTTCAAGCTGGAGCGCGGCGAGGTCTCCAAGGAGTTCTCGCTGGTGCTGCCGGTGGTCGTGGACCGCGGCATCTACGTCGAGGGCAAGGGCTACACGCCCGGCGATGCCGTGACCTGGGGCGGGTCGTTCTGGGTCGCGCAAAAGGACACCAGCGCCAAGCCCGACAGCCCCGACAGCGGCTGGCGCCTGGCGGTAAAGAAGGGCCGCGACGGCAAGGACGGCCGTAACGGCATCGACAGGACAGCCGGGGTGGCGCTGTGAAGCTGGTCACCGTTGAGCAGGCCCGCGAGCATCTGCGCAGCGACGACACCGACGACAACGCCGACCTCGAGCTCAAGATCTCGGCCGCTAGCGCGGCGGTGCTGCGCTACGTCACCGTGTCCCGGTGGGAGCCCGTGCGCGATGAGGACGGCGTGCCGGTGCTGGACGCCGACGGCCATGAGACGCCGGCCACCGGCGACGACGGCAAGAAGATCGTACGGACCGAGCTGCAGATGGGCACGCTGCTCATGGTGGCGTACCTCTACAACGAGCGTGACGGCAGCAACAAGAACGGCGACGCCAACTACCTGCCGGCCGGCGTCACGGCCATCCTGTACGACCTGCGCACACCGACGGCGGCGTGATGGACTCCGGTAGCCTGAACAAGCGCATCCAGATCGAGAAGCGCGGCCCGGCCGTGGACGACTGGGGCCAGCCCGCGCCTGAATCCTGGGTGCCGCACATCAAGCTGTGGGCCAACATCCAGCACCTGAACGGCGTTCAGACGATCAAGGCAGATGCCCCGACCAGCGTGCTGCGCGCCTCGATTCGCATTCGCTACCGCACCGACATCGACGCTGACATGCGAGTGGTGTTCAAGGGCAAGGTCTACGACATCAAGGCCGCAGTGCCCGACGAGGTCAAGCGGGAGCATGTCGACCTGGTCTGCGAGGTGTTGCCGTGATCAAGATGTCCACCGACTTTCTGAAGCTGCTGGGCAAGATGGACCGCATCACGGCCGCCGCGAAGAAGCACACCCGGCCGGCCGCCCAGGCCGGCGCCCAGGTCTATCAGGACGAAGCGCAGACCCGCGCGCCGGTGTCGGCGAAGCCGCACAGCACCAAGGGCAAGAAGCAGACGTTCCAGCCGGGCAACTTCCGCAACGCGATCTACCAGGCGCACATGAAGGAGGAGTCGGGCGAGGGCGTGGACAAATACCGTGTTGGCTGGAACAAGAAGAAGGCCTTCTACGGCGGGTTCCTGGAGCGTGGCACCAGCAAGATGGCGGCGAAGCCCACCATCCGCCCGACCTATGACGCGGTCAAAGACGTGGCTGAAGCCACGGCGCTGCGCACGCTGCAACAAGGCATTGCCCGGGAGATGAAATGACGCTCGAAGTCCTGATGGTCACCGTGCTGAAGCCCCTCGTGGAAGGCCGCGTGTTTCCGGACGTGGCGCCCGAGGCCTCGCCGCTGCCGCGCCTGGTCTACCAGCAGGTTGGCGGCCGGGCGTTGTCGTTCGTCGGCAACGAGCTGCCGGACCTGGAGAACGCGCGCATGCAGATCGCCGCCTGGGCCCGCACACGCGCGGAGGCCAAGACGTTGATCAAGCAGGCCGAAGCTGCGCTGATCCAGGCCGGTGCGCTGCAGGTCGAGCCCGCAGGGGCGTCGATCAGCCATTTCGAAGAAGACACGGGCCTGTATGGCTCGTACCAAGACTTTTCCATCTGGAGCGACCGATGAATCCCGCTACCCGTGAGCTGCACCAGACGCTGATCCGCCTGATCAAAGGCTGCATCAGCGCCTGGGAAAAGTGGCTGGAGCACCAAACCCAACGCTGACGCTGACCCTTTCCCAACCCTGCCTCGCCGGCAGTCCTCGCCTTCGGGCCTCGACGCCATGCGCCTCGCAGAAATCCGCCCCGCCAGGGGCTCATTTCACCGAGGCCCACCATGGCACAACTCCCCAAAGGCTCGACCTTCGCAATCGCCACGACCTTCGCAGCTGCGGTGGTCGTCAACTCCATCACCAACGCGGCCGAAGCCGTTGTCACCGCGCCCGCGCACGGCCTGACGACAGGCGACATCATCGAGCTGTCCACCAGCTTCACGCGCCTGAACCGCCGGTTCTTCCGCGTTACGCAGCTGTCGGCCAGCACCTTCTCGCTGGACACCATCGACACGCAGAACGTGGCGCTGTACCCGAACGGCACCGGCCAGGGCGCAGGCTCGTTCCGCAAGGTCACGGCCTGGACGCAGATCCCGCGCGTGATGAACCCGCAGACCAGCGGCGGCGAGCCCAAGAACGTGACGTACGAGTTCCTGGAAGACGAGAACGAGTACCAGATCAACAACGGTTTCACCGCCGTGGGCTACACGATCGAGATTGATGACGACATCACCACGCCCGGCTACGCGGCGCTGATGAAGGCCACCGAGGAGCAGACCGACACCGCGGTCCGCATCCTGATGAAGGGCGGAAAGAACCCGACTTACCTGGCCTGCAACGTGGCGATGAACCCCATGCCCGTCCTGCAGGAAGGCCAGATCAACCGCCTGCGCGTCGCGTTCAACGGCCGCGCCCGGCCGACCCGGTTCACGGGCACGGTCATCGCCTAACACCGCCTGGTGTCTCCTGGCCCTTCGGGGTCTTTCCATGCCCCGCCGACCGTATGCGGCCGGGGTCTTTTTCCAAGCAACCACTACAACATCATGCTCAAGCCTTTTTCCCTGGACATCGAACCGACCTTCACGGCCACCGTCAAGATTCCCGTGCCCGGCAAGTCCGCGCACCCTATCGAGTTCACCTTCAAGCACCGCGACGAGGACGCTTTCAAGGAATTCGGCAAGAAGCTCAAGAGCTACAAGAACGACACGGACGCCGTGATGGATATCGCGTGCGGCTGGGACTTGGAGCAGCCGTGGGAGCGCGAGAACGTCGAGAAGCTGGTCAAACGCTACCTCGGCTCGGCCAAGGCCATCATCGACAAGTACGCCCTGGTGAACTCCGGCGCCGAACTGGGAAACTGAGAGAGGCCACTGCGGCGCTGTACGACGAGATCCCCAGCGACGCGCACCTCGAAGCCCACGGCCTGAGCCGCGAGGACTACGAGGACGACGCTGTCGCGGTGTGGCCCTGCAACCAGCGCGCGGTGGCGTTCTTCACGGACTACTGCTTCACGCAGTGGCGCATGGGGCCTTCGGGGCCCACCGGCCTGGACCGGGGCGTCGTGCTGGCCGACCTGGCACGGTTGGAGCTGCCGAAGGCAGAGGCGGACGACCTGTACCGCCGCATCCGCGAGATGGAGCGCGCTGCGCTGCGCAAGATCTCACAAGCCAAACGCTGAAGAACGCTGCGGCGCGCACAGCACTTTCAGGCCCACGTCTTTCCCCGTGGGCCTTTTCATTGGGCGTCGAATGGCCAACAACGACCTGCAGTCCAACATCGTCATGGGCGCCGATGTCGCGGGCGTCGAATCCGGGATGGCGCGCGCCAAGCGGGCTGTCGAGGATGTCGGCAGCACCGTCGAGCGCACCGGCCGCCGCGCCGAAGAAGGCCTGTCCGGCATCGGCCGTGGCGGCGACAACGCCGCCCGCACGGTCGAGCGCGCGACGCGGAGCCTGGAGCAGCAGATCCAGCGCCAGATCGTCTCGATGCAGGCTGGCTCGCGCGAGAGCCGCGAGTACTGGGAGGCCATCGCGAACCAGCGCGGTGTGAACTCGCAGACCCTGCGCCCGCTGCTGGACCAACTGGATGCGGTGCGCGCCAAGACCGAGGACGCCAAGTCGTCGGCGCAGGGCATGGCGACGGTGTGGGAGGGCGTGGGCCGCGCGGCTGGCGCCGCCGCCGCCGTCATTGCCGGCGCGTTCTCCTTCCGCAAGGTCATCACCGAAACGATCCAGGCCGAGCAAGAGCAGGCCCAGCTCGCGGCGGCGCTGCGATCGACCGGCGAGGCAGCCGGCTGGTCCGCTGACCAGTTGAACAAGATGGCGGACCGGCTCGCCAGCCGCAGCACCTTCTCGGCTGGTGAGATCACGCAGGCCCAGACCCGGCTGCTCAGCTACACCAACATCGTGGGCAACCAGTTCCCGCGCGCCATGCAGACGGTCATCGACATGTCCGCGCGCATGGGGATGAGCGTCACGCAGTCGGCCGAGACGATCGGCCGCGCACTGGACGTGCCGAGCGAAGGCCTGACCGCTTTGCAGCGCCAAGGCTTCCGGTTCACCGAGGAGCAGAAAAAGCTGGTCGAGCAGTTGGAGAAGACCGGCAAGGTCGGTGAGGCGCAGGCCATCATCCTGCAGTCCGTCGAGTCTTCCTATGCCGGGGCCGCTGCCGCTGCGCGCGACACGTTCGGTGGTGCACTGACGGCGCTGCAGAACACGATCGATGACCTTCTGACTGGCGAAAGCAGCGGCATGAAGGGCATGCGCCAGAGCGTCGAGGGCCTGATCACCGTCCTCGGGTCGGAAGAGACACGGACCGCGTTCCAGAGCTTCATCAGCCTGGCGACCGATGCAGTCACGGTCTTCGCCAAGGTGGCCGGCAACTTTGCCGCCTTTCGGACCGCCACAAACCGCGAGGCCATGCTGGCCGGCGTTGACGAGTTCGGCCTGATGACCAAGAACGCGGAGACAGCCTCCGCGCGCGTGCAGCGTCTGGCCGAGCAGGCCGAGCGGTTTCAGGAGGCCATCGGCCGCGGCAGCAACGTCGAGTTCAACACTGCGCGTCTGGAGAAGACGCGCGACCTTCTAACCGAGGCACGACGCCAGGCCGAAGGAGCCGCGGATGCGCTCAAGCGCTTCGCGAACCAGAACGACAACGGCAAGCAGCTGGGTGCGTCCGATTTCGGCCTGACACTGCCCGCTGCGGCGCTGGTGGGCGGCAAGCCCGCCGCGGACGTGGACAAGAAAGCCGAGACCGCCTACAAGAACTTGATCGACTCCATCAAGGAGAAGATCGCCCTTGAGAAGCTGGAGCTCGAAAGCGGCGAGAAGCTGACGGAGAGCCAGCGCCTGCGGGTCAAGATCGAGCAGGACCTTTCCGGTGCGCGCCGCGCCAACGCTCTGCAGTTGGTGGACCAACTGTCGACGGTGGAGAAGAGCCGCAAGACCGCGCAGGCCGAGGCGAAGGAGGCTGGCGAGGCCACCAAGGCCTACGCCGATCTGATCACCGCTCGGCAGAACTCGGTCGCCACGATCCAGACGCAGATCCAGCGCGAGCAGGATGTCGCAGCGGCTGTCGGCCTGGCGCGCAGCGAGGTCACGCTGCTGGAGGTCGCCAAGCTGGAGGAGTCCGCCACCTCCAAAGACCGGCTTGCCGTGCTGGCCGACGAACTCGACCTGTCGGGCGCGCTGGCCAAGACCTACCGCGACGAGGCCAAGGCGCTGCGCGACCTGGCCGCCGCCAAGCGCGTCACTTCCGGCAAGCAGGAGGCGGCCGAGACCGCGAAGGCCGCTGGCGATGCCGCGAAGAAGGCTTCGGAGGAGTGGCGGCGCTACACCGAGGACATCAACAAGTCGCTGACCGATGCGCTGCTGCGCGGCTTCGAGAGCGGCAAAGGCATCGCGGAGAACTTCCGCGACACGCTCAAGAACATGTTCAACACGCTGGTGCTGCGCCCGGTCATCTCGGCGACGCTCAGCCCGGTGTCCGAAGCCATTGGCGCGCTGACCGGCGTGCGGACGGCTGCCAATGGCGCAGGCACCCTCAACACCCTTGCGAACAACTCCGGCCTGCTGGGTGCGGCGGTGCAAGCCTACGGCGGGTACGCGGTTGGCGCATCGACCGCCTCGCTTGTCGGTGCCAACGCTGTCGGCATGCTCGGCGGCGACGCGCTGGGTGCGCTGATTGCAGCGAACGGCAGCTGGGCCGGTGTCTCGGTGGGCGCGGTCGCCGCCGAAGCCGCTGCGGGTGCTGCTGCTGGTGCATCTGCCGGCGCGGCGGCTGGATCGGCGGCCGCCGCAGGCGGAGCGGCCGGTGGCAGCAGCGCTGCGGGCGCAGCAGCTGGTATGGGCCCCTACGGCTGGATTGCAGCCGCCGTCATCCTGGCGATCGCAGCCTTTGCCGGCAAGGGAGAGAAGCGCTACGGCGGCCACTACGGGATCAACTTCGAAGGCGACGGGGTGTTGGACTACCGCCGAGGCGGCTACATCGACAGCAAGGCCGGTGAGGTGACCTATGTGGTCGGCCCGTCGGGCGGTGAGTTCGCCAAGGAGTACGTCACTGAGCTGATGACCGGGACGACCAAGGGCATCAACACGCTGCTGAGCGACCTGGGGTCCGGCCTCTCGCTCACCGGCTTTCAGGCGGGCCTGGAGACTTCGGGCAAGGGCCGCGGTGGTGTCTTCTCGGGTGGCACGCTGACCGGTGGCATCACTTTCGGTGAATCGGGTCAAGGAGGCGGTCGGCCGTGGGAGTCCACGAGCAGCCGCAGCCCGAACGCGGAAGAGGCGGTCAAGAACTTTGCCACCGACATGCTGCAGGTGACCATCCAGGCCCTGCAGGCGGCGACCGACCTGCCGAAGTCCATCGCCGCCCAGCTGAAGGGCGTGGACGCCGAGAAGCTGACCGATGAGGCCGCCACCGAGTTGCTGACCACCATCAGCCAGCAGATCGAGTTCGTGAAGGAACTGCGCAAGGCCATCGACCTGCTGCCGTTCCCAAATCTGCGCGATCTGTCGTTCGACGCGGCAGACGGCCTGCTGGCTGCGGCCGGTGGTCTGGAAGCGCTGAACACCAGCATGGCTGGCTACCTGTCGAACTACTTCAGCGAAGAGGAGCAACGCAAGGTTGCCATCGACCAGACCTCGGCGGCGTTCAAGGCGCTGGGCCTGGCCATGCCGGATGTCACCCAGTCGGCCGATGCTGCGCGCGCGCAGTTCCGTGCGCTGGTCGAGAGCATCGACATCAATTCCGAGAAGGGAGCGCAACAGTACGCTGGCCTTCTGGGCCTGCAAGGCGCGTTCGCGAATCTGACCCCGATCATCGACACGACGGCCCAGGCGGCCCAGGCTGCCGCATCCGAGCTGCAGGAGCGGCTGACGCTGGAGAGCCAGCTGCTGCAGCTGCAGGGCAACACGGCCGAGCTGCGCAAGCGCTCGCTGAATGCGCTGCTGAGCGACGAGAGCCGCGCCATCCAGCAGGCCATCTACGACCTGCAGGACAAGCAGACGGCCGAGGCAGCAGCGCAGGCCGCCGCCAACGCCGCGGAGCAGGTGAAGGCGGCATGGCAGTCGGTCGGCGACACCCTGGCAGAGGAGATCAAGCGCTTGCTGGGTGTGGTGACCGGCGACAGCGCCGCAGGCCTGGCCAGCGCGCAGAGCCAGTTCGCCATCGCGACGGCGCAGGCACGTGCGGGTGACCAAGACGCCGCATCGTCTCTGCCCGAACTCAGCCGCTCGCTGGAGGACTTGTACCGCACGCAGGCCAGCAGCTCGACAGACCTGCGGATCTTCCAAGCGCAGATCGCCGCCAGCTTGGCGGAGACCGCCCAGGGGATCGCGGCGTCGCAGGGCATCAACGTCGAGTCGTTCGCTGCAAGCGCCTTGGCAGGCGGGGCGTCGTCCGGCGGCGCTGGCCTGGTCGCGCTGCCGCCGGCGCAGATCTATTCGGCCGGCCAGGCAGCCGGAGCGCTGAGCGATGCGCAGGGGATCCGCGAAGAGCTGCGTCAGCTGCGTCAGGAGCTGCGCCAGGCGAACGAGGCAATCGCCGGCTTTCAACTGCGCGGCGCGCGCGCTGCGGAGAAGACCGCGGGCGTGGTGGATCAGTGGGATGTCGACGGCATGCCGGCGGTGCGGCAAGGAGTGGGAGCATGAAGCTGAACACGCTGCGCATCGTCCGGCCGCAGGTGATCACGCCGGCCATGCTGGTGAGCACCAACGTGCCCGAGAACGAGTACGTCGAGTGGAACGGCGGCGCTTCCTACCCGCTGGGCCAGCGCGTAATCGTGACCTCGGCGCACAAGGTTTACCAGAGCAGTGTCGCGGGCAACGTCGGGCAGTCGCCGCTGACGTCGCCGCTGGCATGGGCCGAAGTGGGGCCCACGAATCGCTGGAAGGCGTTCGACCAGAGCAACAGCACGCAGACCCGCGCGCAGAACTTCCTGACGTACACCATCCGTCCTGGGCAAGCCATCCACAGCGTCGCCGCCTTGAACTTGACCGAGGCGACGGCCATGCGCGTGCGGGTGACCGACCCCGGCCTGGGCCTCATCTATGACAAGACGGTCAATCTGTCGGGGCAACTGCTGAACTCGACCTGGTGGGACTGGTTCCTTGGGCCACGCACAGAGCCCAAGCAGTGCATCTATGGAGACATCCCCAGCGCGCCAGCGGCCACGATCACCGTGGACATCGCAGGCACGCAGGGCCTGGCGGTCGGCGTGATCCTGATGGGTCAGACGCGCGCCTTCTCCGAGGGTATCCGGAAGGGCGCGCGCATCGGCATCACGGACTACTCGCGCAAGGAGCGCACGGAGTTCGGCGACACCGTGCTGGTCGAGCGCCCGTTCGCTCGGCGCGCGAACTGGTCGCCGGTTCTCAAGGCAAGCGAAGTGGATGCCTTCGTGGACTTCATGGCCGAGATCCGCGCGCAGCCGTGCCTATGGATCGGCTCCGACCGGTACGAGGCCATGACGGTCTACGGCATTTACAAGGCGTTCGACGTGCTGATCGCCTACGACGACATCTCCACCTGTGACCTCGAACTGGAAGGCTTGACGTGACCGACATCGTGACTCCACCCACCATTGCGGCGATGCCGCCGGCGCCGCAGCTGACGGACACGCAGGCGGACTTCAACAGCAAAGCTTTCGCAACGGTCGGCGCTTTCCCGGCGTTCATCACGCAAACCAATCAGTCTGCCGCCGCGACGCGACAGAACGCTGTCGCTGCAGAGGAGCGGGCGACCGGGGCCCAGGGCAGCGCAGCGGCAGCCGTGACAGCGCGTGACGTAGCACTCGCTGCGCGTGATCAGGCTGCCGCTGCAGCACAGTCGGCCATCAACGCGCCGGCCACGCGGGCCACATCTGCGACGAACGAGGCCATCAGCGCTGGCCAGAAGTGGTTCGCGACCCAGCCCGGCAAGAGCTGGATCGGCGGTGAGGCGGTCGTCGTCGCGTCCCAGACCGATCCGGTCGGAAAGCGCTTGTACGGCATCGTGAACGACTACAACGGCAGCACCGGCCTGCTCGGGGTCGTCGTGCCGCCTGGGGGCTTCCGGGGCAGCGGCACCAACGCCGGCTGGAACATCTCCGTGACCGGCTCGCACGACGGCGTGGTGCTGCTCGGTGCAGGGCCTGGTCAGGGAACGCAGTTGCTGTCCATCGGATGGGGGGCCGGAGCCGAAGGAATCGTGCGCCCGCTGGTGTCTGTGGATGGCGGGCACTGGGGCGGACTGGCCGGCGACTGGGAAGTGCAGGAGGCGGCGCCGCCCGGTAAGCGCGGCGAGTTCTACATGAATGCGCCGCCGCCGGGCTGGCTCAAGGCCAATGGCGCCCCGGTGTCCCGCACGACACACGCGCGTCTGTTCGCGCGGATCGGCACGTTCTACGGTGCGGGCGACGGTTCCACCACGTTCAACCTTCCGAACGACAACGGCCTGTTTGCGCGTGGCTGGGATGAGTTCGGCACCTACGACCCGGCCCGAGCCTTCGGGTCGCTGCAGGCTCCTGCCAACATGTCGCACAGCCATGGTGGCAGCACCGGGGTTGCAGGGGGCCACACGCACTCCGGCACTGCGGACCTGGCCGGCAGCCACGCGCACACTGGGACCGCGCTCAACGCCGGAGCGCACACGCACGGCGTGCCGCAGAACCGCGTCGCGGGCGGCGGCGGGCCCGCCAGCGCGCTCAAGAGCGAGGACACCGCAGGCGTGGACATCTCCACGGGCGTCGGCGGCGACCACGGCCACGCACTGTCCATCGCCGCGGCGGCCGCCCACCAGCACGCGCTGAGCATCAACGGTGTGTCCGACCACGCGCACGTCATTGCGGCAGAGGGCGCGGGCGAGTCGCGCCCCTGGAACCGGGCCGTCCTGGTCTGCATCAAGTACTGAGGTCCCTCATGGAAGACATGCCCGTCATCGATCCCAAGATCGTTTTTGCTTTCCACCCCTTCACCCGCCGCTACGTGGGGCCTTTCGAACTTGCCTTCGAGCGCGGCGACATGGACCCGCTGGAGCCGGGCCGCTGGCTCATCCCAGGAAACTGTTTGGTGGACGCCCCGCCCGTAGCCGGCCCTGGTCAGTATGTCGTCGCGGAGATTCAGCCCTCTGAGGGTGATCCCGACGTGGAGAAAGTGGCATGGGCGCTGCGCGACATCCCGCAGCCGCCCGCACCACCTGCGCCTGCTCCGGAGCCAGAACCAGTGCCGCCTACGCCCGAGCAAGTCCGGCAAGCGCTGGTGGATGCCATCCAGGAATACATGGACGACATGGCCCAGATGCTCGGCTACGACGACATCAAGACGGCCGTGACTTACGCCGACGAGCCGGCCGTGCCGCGCTTCCAGGCCGAGGGCCAAGCCCTTCGCGCTTGGCGCTCGCTGGTGTGGGCGGCCTGCTACGAACACCTGGCGCTTGTGCAAGCGGGTGGAGCCGAGATTCCATCCTTGGAGGAGGCCATCGCCATGCTGCCTGTGTTCACGCCGCCCCCGCCGGTGCAAGAATCGGCCGAGGAGGGAGCCCCATGAGGCCGCATGTGAAATTCCGCGACCTGCACCCAGGAGTGGTGCAGGCCGTCAAAAACGCCTTTCCTAAGTGGGATGCGGAAGTGGGGAACATCTTTGACGGCGCGCCGGCAGATGCCATCGTGAGCCCAGCCAACTGCATCGGTCGGATGGACGGTGGGATCGATGGTCTCTATGTGCGTGCCTTCGGCTGGCAGCTGCAGGCGCGCTTGGCTCACCATCTGGTCGAGAGCCACGGCGGACGTGACGATTTAGGGCGGTTGAACGGGTCTAGTGGCCGCGTGGAAATCGGCGATGCCGCAGCCATCGACACCTGCAATTCGCGGCTGCCATTGATGATCATGGCGCCGACGATGGACTGGCCACCAGGGGACGTGTCGCAGACCCAGAATGCCTATCTTGCGATGAAAGCCATCCTCCAGCTGGCAACCCGCATCGGGCTGAAGTCCATCTTGATGCCTGGCCTGGCCACCGCCACGGGTCGCATGCCGGGCGACGTGTGCGCCGCGCAAATGCGCCGAGCCTGGGACGAAGTCTTCAGCGCCTGAGCAACCCCGCTCCCTCTCAAGCCGCCCACCGAGGCGGCTTTTCTTTTGCCCGAAAGGCTCCCATGAAGAAGAAGTTGTCTGCCGCCGTTGCTGCGGTCCTGGCGTTCCTTGCCCCGCGCAGCGCGGAGGCAGAGGTCGCCGCCGCAGCCGCCGCATCGAAGGGCATGTACACCGGCGCCGGCGTGTCCCTTGTGGGCGGTACGGCGTTGTCGAGCGACTTTTTGGGCTGGGCCGGCTTTGCGGTGGCAGTGGCCGGCTTCGCGCTCAATGCGTGGTTCAAGTGGGACGCCAGGCAGCGGGCCAAGCGAGAGCATGCCGCTCGCATGCAGCGCATCCTGGGTGGGCATCGCACCGACACTGACCTGGCGCCGCTGGGGGCGGACGATTGAACGCCGCGCTGCGCAATCGGCTGCTGGCCATTGCTGCCAGTGCCGTGCTGGCCAGCGGCACGGCCTACGTTGCCAGCCAGCAGCCCAGCGCCGAGGTGGTGCTCGCGATGGAACTCGGCAGCCACTTCGAGAGCAGCGGCCGGCACATCGGCACGCCGTACGTTGACCACCTCGGGAAGGGCCAGCCGCTGACGGTCTGCAACGGCATCACCGGGCCCGGCGTGGAGGCCGGCCGCTACTACACGCGCGAGGACTGCCACCGCATGGAGCTGCCGCGCTACCGTGAGGCCGAGAAGCAAGCCAAGAACCGACTGCGGTACTGGGACACCTACAACGCGTGGGTGCGCGCGTCGTTCATCGACATGGTGTTCAACCTCGGGCCTGGAGCCCTGGACGGCACCACGATCCAGCGGCTGGCCAACGCCGGCGACTTGGCCGGCGCCTGCGCGCAGATGCCGCGCTGGGTCTACGGCACTGTGTCGGGACAGCGCACGAGACTGCCCGGCCTGGAAGCGCGGCGCGACGCGACGCGCGAGCTGTGCGCGGAGTGGGGCAAGGACGGCCATTTCTCGGCCGGCCTGCTGGTGCCATGACCCTGATCACGCACGGCATCGTCGCAGTCGTGGCCGGCGCGCTGGTCTACGGCTACTTCGACGCGCGGCATGCCGCCGAGGTAGGAGACATCCGCGTGAAGCAGGCCAACGCTGAAGTGGCGCTGGCCGGCCGGGCACTCGCCGCCGAGCAGCGCGAGCGGACCAGAGAACAGCAATGGGCCGCGGTGGCCGCAAAGGAGGCAGTCGATGCACAGACCCGGATCAACGCCCTACAGGGTGACCTGGCCGCTTCTCGCGGCGCTGCTGACCGGCTGCGCATCGCCGCAGCTGATGCCGCCCGCCGAGCCCGTCAAACCCGCGCAGCGTCCGCCGCTGCCTCCGCAAGCCCGGGTGTCGCTGCTGCCGATCCCCTCGATCTGCTCGTCGGGGTGCTCCAGCGGCATAGCGACGAGCTTGTCCGAGTCGGAGCGTACGCTGACCAACTCCGGGTTGCCGGCGAAACCTGCGAGCGCATCAGCGACGCCCTGACGCCATGATCCGCATCCAGGACCTGACCGGGCCAGCATCGGCCCTGCGCGGCTACGCCGAGGACGACCCGCAGCCGATGGCGGACTTCGCCATCAGCTGCACGCTGGAATGGGAGACGCCGACCATCGTCTGGGTGCACGCGCTGCGCGGCGCCGGCAGCCGCAAGCTGTGGCGAGAGTTCGTGGAGGCGCTGGCCGAGCGCGGCGTGCGCGAGATCCGCGCCCGCCGGGCAGAGGGCCGGCGCCTGCCGCGCGCCAAGCCTTCCGAGTGCGGCGGCCACTTCGTCATGCTGGTGGCCGACCTGGTCGAGCGGCCGCCCGAAACCGGGTTCGGTGGCCTGTGACGCGCCGCCGCTTCGTCCGCCGCCTGCGCGTGGCGCTGGGCCGCGTCGTGCCCATGATCCTGCTGGTACTGCTGACCGCGGCCGCCTGGGGCGTCACGGCCTACGTGTGCGGCCGCAAGGCCATGCTCATCCCGCCCGAGGCCGGCGCGCAGCTGTTGCGCCAGCTGCTCCCTGGCGTTCTCTGACTTCAGGCTTCAGGTACGTGCCGATCGCGAGCAACGATTGCCACCGCGCAATGTGAACCAATCAGCCGTGAATCACGCGCATGCCGTGATCATGGGATATGCATCGCTTATCCCATCCAGACAATCGGCTCAGCTGCGGCGTGCATCTCCTAAGAAACGGGCATGCTGCGGTCAGACGGCCCGCGGTGTGTGCAGCACCGCGGGCCGTCGCCATTTCTGCTCAAGGTTTGATCGACGTGACCATCGTGGCGCACACGGCAACGCGATGCGCACTTACAAAGCTGCCAATTTCTGCGCTTGAGACTCGTTCGCGACGGAGGCACCGGGCCTCTTTTTTCTGGAGAAGAGAAGTGGGCACCCCGACCGATGACTGGGCCGAAGCGACGAGGCTTGCAGACGAACTACGCAAGCAGATTGGTGCGATGGTCGACGAAGGAGTTGATTTGCCTACTGACCTCGTAAAACGATTGGCCCAGGCTGAAGCCGACCTTGGGGCAAGTTTGGAAGCGCTTCGAAAAGCGAAGCGCACGGCGCTCAACGAACACCACTCGGGGAGCGCCGAGGCCAGGTAAGCGACTAGGAAGCCACAGGTTCCGCATTTGCTATTTATGGCGCGTTTCCAACCAGTGGCTCCCCTCCCCATCGACCGTGGTTGTCTCCTGACCGATCTCGGCTGAAAGCTCTAGACCCTGGGGAGGAAACGCTTCAGGGCCTTTTTCTCTGACAACGGGCACGCTCGCCGCGTTGAGGGCGCCGCGGGAGCACATGCCAGTTCGTAGGACAGCAGGCCAAAGCAGCTTGTTCGCTAGACCGCCAGGCCCAATCCCACGTCAACGTGTCGCCGCGCTGGTGTACTCTGAGGCACAGACATCGACAAGGCTTCCCGCATGAATGAGCGCATCGCAAGCATCCCCGAAGTGGCGCCCTCGCCAGCCACGGCGGTCGTGGCAAGAACCTATGTGAACAGCGCGATGAGACAGACCTATGTGCCGAGCAACACAGCGCCGACGAGGCCAGGGTCGGATGATCACAAACGGTATGCGTCCAAAGGCAACCCGACCTGATCGCACGCCCCTGCTGTTGAAATCCGCGCAGAGGCGTACGGGTTAAAACGGGCAGGCCCGCCGCGGCGCACGCACCTCGTCCACCAGCCACAGCCAGCGGAACTGCGACACGGCGCATCCATCGCGCAGCAGCACCAAGTCGGCCGGCACTTGATGTCCCGCGGCACCCAGTGACGCGACTGCTTCGCTGGCCCATCGCTGCAGTTCCGGCGTCACGATCAGCATGGCGGCCATGAAGGCATGGGGCGGGATCGCGCTGTCCATCATGCGCGCGCCACCGGCACTTCGTCCCATGCCGTCGTGTAGTTGGGCGTCCTTCGCTCTTGTCGCATTCCCCACTCTCGGCGGTTGTCGTGCATGCCGGTACTGGCGGCGTGCACGGTGCCTTTCCCATAGCGCCCGTTCAGCGCATCCATGGCAACCATGAGACGCGCCCGCGTTGGATCTGCTGAATCGTCCTCCAGTGCCAGCTCCTGCTGCACGCGACTGGCCGGAGTAAGGTCCAGCAACATGACGCCGGCTTTGATCAGGTCGTAGCCAGGCTGGTAGATCTGGTGCAGGCCGGCAACTGCGGCGCGTACCAGGGCCGGCGTGTCCGCTGTCGGCCGGCGCAGCGGCACGATCACGCTGCGGTGGAATCGCGGCCCGGGGCGATGCGGCGAGGTGTGGGCAAACACCAGCACCTGGCCGGCATGGCCGTCCTGCTTGCGCAGCTTCTCGGCGGCCCGGCCAGCAAACTCGCTCACGGCCTCGATCAACGGCGGCAGGTCGGTGATGGGCCGACCGAACGACCGCGTGCAGGCAATCTCTTTCTTCGGCGCTGGGGCGTCATCCAGGCCGACGCAAGGCATGCCCTGCAGCTCGCGCACGGTGCGCTCGAGCACAACCCCCCAACGCCGCCTGATGGTGGCCGGATCGCTGTGCACCAGATCCAGCACAGTGCGCACGCCGGCCTCCTGCAAGGCTGCGCCAATCCTGCGGCCCACGCCCCAGACCTCGCCCACCTCCGTCGCGGACAGCACGCTATCCAGATCGGCCGCAGGCAGGGCCGAGAGGTTGCACACCTGGGCCAACTCGGGCGGATAGGCGCCGGGCTTGCGCTCGGCCATTTTCGCGATGTGGTTGGCCAGCTTGGCCAACGTCTTGGTGCTTCCGATGCCGACGCCACACGGGACACCGGTCCAAGCAAGGATGCGGGCGCGGATGCGCCGCCCTCGGTCTACCAGATCGCCGCGCACGCCGGCCAATCCGATGAAGCTCTCGTCAATGCTGTAGATCTCCTGCGTTGGCCCCAGGCCGGCAGCCAGGCTCATCACGCGGTCGCTCATGTCACCGTATAGGGTGAAGTTCGCCGACAGCGCCACCAGCCCCTCGGAATCCTCCATGTGCCGGATCTGAAACCAGGGCGCGCCCATCTTGATGCCGAGGGCCTTGGCCTCATTAGACCTGGCGATGGCACAACCGTCGTTGTTGGACAGCACGACCACGGGCCGCCCCTGCAGGCTGGGCCGGAACACCCGCTCGCAACTCACATAGAAGTTGTTCCCGTCCACCAGCGCATACATGGCAGCCTCACGCGAAACGCTTGATGCTGGCGGTCACCACGCCCCAGACTTCCAGCGTCTGGCCTTCCCGCGGCGTGATGTCGGGAAAGGTGGGGTTCGCCGGCCTGAGCTTGATGCGGCCGGCACGCTGGTACAGAAACTTCACCGTGAATTCGCCGTCCACGACCGCGACCACGACATGCCCATGCCTGGGCTTAACAGCCTTGTTCACCACCAGCATGTCGCCGTCGAAGATCCCAGCATCGCGCATGCTCTCGCCGGAGACGCGCAGCAGGAACGTGGCTTGCGGGTGGGTGATCAGCTCGCGCGTGAGGTCGATCCGCTGCACCAGGAAATCGTCGGCTGGCGACGGAAACCCGGCCTGCACACCACAGCCTGCCAACGGCAGCACCACAGGGGCGCCGACCAGCGGGACGGGGTAGCAGGGAAGATCAACACTGTTCACCCATCCAGTATAGGCTGCAGTCGTACGATCCGGCCATGTGTTCCCACTATGAAGGCGTCTCCGATCCGAAGCGGCTGGCTGAACACTTCGGCGTCATCATGCCGGCCGGGGTCAAGTTCGATGTCTGGCCTGGCTATGAGTCAATCTTCATCCGCAGGCCCAAGGAATGGGGATCGGGCGACGATGCAGTGCCGGAGCGAGAGGCAGCTGGCGGGGCCTTCGGCATGGTGCCGCACTGGACCAAGGCGGGTGACGCGAAGGCGGCGCTGGTGGCCGCAAGGCGCACGTACAACGCCAGGTCCGAGACGGTGCGGGAGAAACCCAGCTTCCGCGATGCCTGGCGCCGCGGGCAGCACTGCATCATTCCAGCCGAAGCGATCTACGAGCCGGATTGGCGAAGCGGCCGGGCCGTGCCCACGCGCATCAGCCGCGCCGACGGCAAGCCCATGGGCATTGCCGGCCTGTGGACTGGATGGCGCGGCCCGGATGGTGTCGTGCTGCGCAGCTTCACGATGCTGACGGTGAACGCTGACGATCACGCACTACTGAAGCACTTCCACAAGCCGGACGACGAGAAACGCATGGTCGTGATCTTGCATGAGCACCAGTACAACGCCTGGCTCGATGCACCGCCCGAGCGGTCGATGGAATTCATGCAGCAGTACCCGGCTGAGCTGCTGGTGGCAGTGGCTGCACCGATTCCGAAAACGGCCAAGCGGGCCGGGCCTCCGGTGTGAGGGCTGGGGCACGCCTGTGCAGCAGCGCTTCGCAGGCTTCCTGGCCAAGCTGTGCGCCGAGATCGCCGCTGCGCATCCGGCTGCACCGGGCGATGCCATCCGCGACGCGTTCCTCTGGACCGGCTGGTGTCACGACGGGGTGCACGGCAGCGGGACGGTGTTGCATATCCGGATGAACGGGCAGGGCGCGCTGGAAAGCGCCGAGCGCAAGCTGTTGGAGGTTGCCTTCGGGCGCGTGCTGCTGCGCGAGCTTGTGACGCCCGAGGCGGTCGATGAGGCACACAAGGCGTCTCGCAGGGCGGGACCGGAAACCTACTGGTCGCGCCGTTGGACGGCCGCGCGCGCTGCGGCCATGGCTGAGGTGTTCCCTGATGGCCTCCCGGCCCGCACGCAACTGCGTACGGTGTTCAGCTACAGCCCCTGGTAGCCAGAATGAACGAAGCCGCCCGGAGGCGGCTTGGCGCCTTCCCCAGAATGGCCTACGCTTGGAGCCGGGTCCTGCGCATGCGCGCATGCCGTGTGGTTCAATCGTTGGACGTAACCGTACGTAATCACACCTGATGACACCAACGAGAACTTGCAACCAAAAACGGTTGCATAATGACGCAAACTCGCTGTGAGCCGGAAAGACAAGCTACTAGCCCGCCTGCGAGCTGCGCCCAAGGATTTCACGTGGGAGGAAGCGGTGAGCCTCATGGGCATGCACAACTTTTCTGAGCTGAACGCAACGCGCGGCTCCGGCAAGAAATTTGTTCACACAGTCACTCGCGTGAAGGTGATTTTGCATAAGCCGCATCCCGGGAACATCCTGAAGGGATACGTGGTCCAAGCTCTGTTGGATGGCTTGAAAAACTCTGGAGAGATCGATTGAAACAGCACCTCAGCTACAAGGGCTATCACGGCTCAGTCGAGGCTGACTTCGACGACAACATCTTCCATGGCCGGATACTTTTTATTCGAGACGTGGTGGCTTATCACGGGACCGATGCGCCTACGTTGAAGGCTGCTTTCGAAGAGGCTGTGGACGACTACTTGGCGACTTGCGAGGAGCTTGGCGAAGCTCCTGAGCAGCCCTGCAAAGGCTCGCTCAATGTGCGGGTTGGTCCCGAGCTTCACCAGCAGATGGCCTTGGAGGCAATGAGGCTGGGTACGTCGCTTAACGACTGGATCCGTCAGGCTTGCGAGAGAGGGCTTCAGAGCACCGCGAAGGTGGAAGCGAAGGAGCCATCCCCCTCGGAAGTTGTGATGAAGGTCTTTGCTCGTGGAGAGAGCGTCCTAATTGACGATACATACCAATCTGCTGCAGCAGGCTGGGAAAGCGTGGTTGTCCAGCAGAGCAAGGTATGTCACTGAGTTTCAAGACCAGCGCCCCCGCAACTTGGCAGGCTCGGTGTGAGCGCTTTTTGTCTGTGGAGGCCGCTCGGTCGGGGCGACTGGCTCAGGATTCAGAGCCCGTTCACAGGCGCAAGGCTGGATCGGACACGGTTTATGAGGTCGCGGTCAAGATGACGTTGACTGGCCACGCATCGACAGGAAAAGAAGTCGCCTTCACGTGCGAATGCACCGTAGGCTGCGAAGTAACGATGCCGGATGCCGAGAGTCGGCTCACTCCGGACGCGATGATCCAGCTTTATATCCCTCTCGCCACGACAGCGATGGAGCGCTGCCACGCGATGGCTTGGAGCATGGGCTACCCCGCTACAACGCGAGTCCCGCGCTTCCCAGTAGTTCTTGACCCGGATGCTGAGAAGCTCGCAGAGCGGACGCCAGGGAGTAAAGGCGGAAAGCGGCTCGGGACCGGCAAGAAGCGTAGCAGCGCACCCAAAGCGGGAGCAGACTAGGCTGGCTGATCGCCTGGGCGAGGGATCGGGGCTCCGCTTAGTCCATCCAGCACCTGCTGCAGCGTCTTGATCAGCCGCACTAGGTCTTCGGGCGGCATTTCGATCCATGGAAGCTCATGCTGGTCGCCCAGAGGATCTTTGATGGTGTGTTGGAGCCCGATCACTACCTTGCCGTTGACTAGGCGCGTTCGAACATTGGTGTACTGAAGGCGGGGTGGGGTGGTCATGCGAGCATGCTGGCATAGACCGCCACAGTTAGCATGATGAAGACGGCAGGCAGCGCGCGGCCGGCGCGCGTGGACCGTGTGACCGCATGCCATCGGCAAGGCGCCCAAGCCCAGGCGCTTATCGTCGTGAGCAGCGCCAGGAAGGCCAGCACCTGCCAGGGAATCATCATTTCCATGCAGAAATGGTAACCGACCGTTACAAGCTCATGTTGTGTCGCCGTTCACATCCCAGATGACGAACGGGCCTCACCACTGAGAATCCGTACATGCCAATCGACCAGATCGCGATCCCCATCCTCGGCGCCCTGGCGGCGTGGTGCTCGCAGGAGCGCAGCAGCGCCATCACCCGCTGGGCGTCGGTGTTCGGCCTAGTCGGCACGCCGTTCTGGTTCTGGGCAAGCTGGAAGGCCGAGCAGTGGGGCATCTTTACGCTGTCGGCGGTCTACGGCCTCGCATGGTTGCGGGGCCTGTGGGTGCACTGGATCAGCCCGCAGAGCGCCTGACCGCGCGCCATGTCCCGGCCTCGTCCCGGTTTCGGCTTGATGCCTTTGTAATCAGGGACTTACTGGTCCCCTCGACAGGAATCGAACCTGTATCTAGCGCTTAGGAGGCACTCGTTCTATCCATTGAACTACGAGGAGCGGCGGCGGATTCTAGCCCTGTTTCGCTGGGCGCCATTCACATCGGCGGCCCTCTGTATCATTCGATTTCCCCCGGCAGTGAGTCGGGCAGTGATACGGAAGTGAGTCGCAGGAAATGGCCAGTGTCTCCAAGGTAGAGGGAAAGTGGCGTGCGCTGATCCGGCGCAAGGGTCACAAGCCTATCAGCAAGCGATTTGACACCAAGGCGAAGGCCTTGGAGTGGGCTCGCGGCATCGAGTCGCAGATAGATGCTGGCCAGGTGCCGGCGGTTGCTGGTCGGGACACCGTGGCGGACCTGATCCGCGAGTATCGGCGGCTGCGTTCGTTGGCAAGGCCGATCCTCGACACGTCCAGCGAGCACTACACGTTGCGGCAACTGGACGCTGACCTCGGTGGGTTGGTGGCCGCCGCCATGTCGGTCGATGATCTGTTGGGCTGGGCGCAGCAGCGCAAGGACGAGGGGGCTGGCCCCTACACCGTCAACTGCGATCTGTCGAAGCTCGGGACCGTGCTGCGCTACGCTGGCCGCGGGCTGCCAGATGTGATCGGGGCCGCCCGCCCTAAGCTGAGCTACCTCGGCCTGATCGGCGGTGGCGGCAAGCGCGAGCGCAGGCCCACCGAAGATGAGCTGGCGCGGCTGGTCGCGTGGCTTGCCGAGCAGCGCGGCCAAGTCTTCGCCGATGTGATGATGTTCGCTGTGTTCACGGCGATGCGCCGTGGCGAGATTGCGCGCATCGTCTGGTCGGACGTAGACCCGCAGAAGCGCATGGTGCTGGTGCGCGACCGCAAGGACCCTCGCAAAAAGGTCGGCAACGACCAGTGGGTGCCGCTGCTGCCGGCAGCCTGGGAGTTGCTGCAGCTCCAGCCGCGGGAGGAGGGCGAGCCGCGGATTTTCCCGCGCGACCCTCAAACCTTCAGCAAGTACTTCCGGCAGGCGTGCGTGGCGCTGGGCATCCCGGACCTGCACATGCACGACCTGCGGCACGAGGGCACGAGCCGGCTATTCGAAGACGGCTTCCCCATCCAGGAGGTGGCGCTGGTCACTGGTCACCGTGACTGGCGCCACCTGCGCCGGTACACGCAGCTCAAGCCGGAGATCGTGCACGCTCGCGGCACGCGTCCAAGTACGTAGCGACATCGCGATAGTCCGCGAAGCGCTTTGCGCCGTCGACGTAGGTCGGCACGGCGAAGGTGCCGGCCGACACCTGGTTGTAGATCGTCCGCGACGACAGGTGAAGCACCTCGGCCAGTTGGTCGATGGTGAGCCGCAGGCCGAAGTGGTCGAATCGCGGCATCAAGATCCGCCTTGCTGCGGTACTCGACGCCCTCGAAGGTGATGGGCAGGCCCGAATCGAAGAACTGCCGGTAGCGGCGCGCGTCGGCTTTGGCAGCTAGGCGCTCTGCCCGCACCCGCTCATCTGCCACGGCCTGGGCCGCCGCGTAGCAGTGGTTCCAGCCATCCCGGTAGTCCGGTCGCACATGGCTGGCGCTGGGGTGATAGGGTAGGAACTCGTTCCCTGCCTTCCAAGGGCCTGGGCCATCGTCATGCGGGACGAGGTGGCGCGCGGTCTTCATGCTGGGGGTCTGGTCAGGCATGGGCGTCTCCATTGGTTGCAGCTGCGAACAGGTCACCTACGGCCTTGCGGGCGTGTCGCGTGGCCCTGGCGGTCTCGGCGTGGTGGCCGGCATCCAGGCGCAGGTGGCAGCGCTGGCACAGCGCCTCCAGGTTGTCGTCGGCGCAGTTCTCGGGCGTGTGGTCCAGGTGCGCGATGGTCAGCACGATGTCCACCATGCGCAGCACTTGGTAGTTGGACATGTGGGTCTGGCCCAGGTAGGTGCCGCTGTCGGCGCAGTACACGGTGGCGTCGTCCCGCATGTAGGTGTCGGCATCGCTGCCGGTCCCGCGCGCGATGCGCGTGCGGTTCGGCACGCGGCAGCGCTCGCAGCAGTTCTCGGCCCTGGCCAGGATGCGCGCGCGGACCTCGGGCCAGTTGGCCGGGTAGCGGCCGCGGTTCTCGGGCTTGATGGGCATCACGCACCGCCTTTCTGCTGTGGCTGCTCTGGGGGTAGAAATTCTCGGTCGCGCAGCACCTGGCGGATCAGTGCCGCGACGGCCTGGGTGCTGCCGAACTCCACGTAGCCGGCGGCGTTGTTGCGGCCACCGACGTGCAGGATGCGCTGGGCCAGGGTCATGCCGGCCGTGGGGCTTGGCTCGGCGCGCTCGTAGCTGACGACGCGGCGAAGGCCCAGGGCGTGCAGCGTCATGTCGCTGGGCTCGGTCTTCTGCCCACTGGCCAGGCGCGACAGGTAGCCGACATCGCAGCCCAGCGCGCTGGCAGCGGACCGCAGCGATCCGTGATCCTCCGCCAGCTCGGCGATGCGCTGTTGCAGGGTGATCGCTTCAGCCATGTTGGCTCCAGCGCGCCAGATAGAAGTCGCAGGGCAGACCCTGGTCGGCGATGTAGGCCGGCCGCTTACCCTTGTTCCAGGTGAAGTAGCCATCTGCGTGCAGGCGTCCGTCAGGCTGTGCCACCACCTGTGCCTGCACATCGGAAGCCGGGCCGGCGCTTTCGGCCGGCGGCCGGCCGCCTGGCTTGGAGAACCGCGCCTGCAGCCAGTGTTCCTCGGG